ATGAATCCAGAAAAAATTCTTGAAAAACGTTTAAAGCACAAAGGATTTCATTCCTTTGGCAGACACGTATCCACAGGGATGCTTTCGTTTTTTGGCCCTGATGGATACAAAAAAAACTACGAAGCGATGCCAGAAAAAAAAGGGGGGAAGTACATTTTATCAATCAACGCTCAACCAGTAGGCACATTTGAAGATGCCGACGACATCGCTGATTTCATTTTAGTTTAAAAAAAAACACCCCGTTGGTTGCCGCCGACGGGGTTCACTACGGAAACAATCAGAAACCGTAGTGTTAATGCAAATATACAAATCAAAACAATCAAAAAATGGAAATTTCTTTCACTTCAATTCCCGAAAAAGGATTAGTAAAGGTTGTTACCCCTTACAATCAGCAATTTGTAACTCGTTGCAAAAACCTCCGTGGCACTTTCAAAAACGATGCCTGGTATTTTGACGATAGCATTTCCGACCTTGTCAAAGAGGCCATGATTGAAACCTTTGGTGTTGATGGTACCGAGGTTGTTGAACTGTGCACTTTGCACATTAAAAACTTCTCTGACTATGCCTCAAAAGACCCCGTAGTACTTTTTGGCCGCACCATTGCCAAAGCCCGTGGCCGCGACTCTGGCGCTCGCCTAGGCGATGGCATCATATTCATCAAAGGCCATTACAATAGCGGTGGCTCCGTACAAAACTGGCGTACCGAGGTTTCGGACGCTGATTTTCTTATCAAAGATTTTCCACTAGAACGTACCAAATTTAAAGATGTTCAAGCCGCCATCGAAGGTGGATGGTGCGAGGTCAAGCCCGCTGTAAAAAAACGCAGTCAGGAGCAAATTCAAAAAGAAATTGAAAAGCACCTTGCAGCCATTGAAGAACTAAAAGCTGAATTGGTTTAGTGGACGAACTACGGATGTTACAAGCGAGAATCAAGGGTTCTCGCTTGTACACCGACGAAAAAAGTGGCACCATGCGCGTCTATATTCCATACATACGTCAACGAAATGGCAAACACATCGGTATGGATGGCGATGAGCTACTCCGACTCAAGCAGATTTCGGGATTATCCGAATTATTTCACAACAAAGAATTTTCTCAAGCTTATGACATGGAAAGATAGATACGACAGAATGAAGAATCATTACTGTTGGAAAGACAAGGACATTGCCCAGCTTACAGGCAACTCCCCCGACTCGGTGCGAAAAGTGGTAAATTCCAAAACCCAAGATTTTCCACGATGGCTAAAATTGGCCATCGTAGTTTTTGAGATTGAAAATAACCTAAAAGAATTTCCTATACTTCTTTAGGCGCTCGTATCCTTCCTAATAAAGTTAAGGCGTTCTTGCTTTCTTTCAAAATTCGAGAAATTAAAGTCGATTTCCTTATCGCTCTTGGCTTCTATTCTTGCAAGTAGATCTATCACCTGTATAAGCAGGCCATCGCTGAGCTGTGAGCCGCCGCCGCCACCACTGACCGAAATCCCACGAGGGGCAGCGGCGGCATCCCCTGCGGATGAATAATAACGAGGTCGCACGCTCTCCATCATACCCACCATGTTGGCCACTACAGGATCCTGGAGCATCATCCACGGTATGATGTATTCTCTCCTGTTCCCTTCCCCTGCCACAAATGCGCTTTGACTAAATAAGGTAGGGCTATCTACGTACCCTTGTGGCGTAGAATTACTAACCGAAAGCGGCGACGCTCCACCCGCCTCACGTCCAGCAAAAACGGGTACGGTTTGGGCAGCAATCGTCGCGATGCCCGCCGCTGCAGTCATCTTGGTGGCGGCTATTTGGGCCGTGGTGGTGGCTATACCTGCCCAACCTACTGGGCTTACGCCTCCAGTGGCGGCAATTTGCGCCGAATAACTTGCGATCGCGAGTTTATACGCGGCTAGTTCAAGTTGTGCTTTGGTGATGATTTCGGCAATGGCCATGCCCTTTTGAACTAAAAATAGTGCTTTCCAAATGCCCGATTGCTGCTTGGCCATACCCATCAGCGCTGCTATGCCTTCCTGCATCATCTGGCTTTTGGCCTGATTAAGGTCAAATTCAGCTTTGTGCTGCGCATTGGCGAGCTCGGCTATATCCTTACGTACTTGCTCTTCAGCTTTTTTTTGCTCCTTTAGGATTTCAACTTTTTGATCGGCAGCGTCTTTTGTTATTTCAATTTGTTTTTGGGCTATCTGTCGGTCAAGGTCTATTGTTTCTTCACGGTACAGCTCCTTAAACATCTTGATTGTGGTTAGCTCCTCAATCTCCTTTTCACGTTTCTGCTTCAGAAACTCTTCATCGGTGATGGCCCCTTTTGCTGCTTTTTGTTCCAGGCTCAGATAGAAGGTGTCGTATTCTATAGCGACATCTTTCAGTAAGTTGGCAAGTCCTTTTTTACGCTCTTCCGCTACCTTTTCATCCAAGTCGGCATAAGCATCTATTTCGTCTTGAGTACCACCGTACCACATGCCTATACTTATGCCTTGCTCAACAGTTTTTTTCTTTTTCTTACTTTTCGAGTCGCTTTCGCCACCACTTCCCAAGGGAGACGTAACAGTTGAGTTCTTTGTTGGGCTTTTAACGGGTGCGTTTATTCGATTGCTTCGGTCAATATCTTTTTGTGTGATTATCCCAGTTAATTGAGCAACTTCTAATTCAGCTTTACCTATTTCAGCCTGTAACGCTGCCGCTTCGCTTCGAAGGGCGTTGATTTCTTCCGTCGAAAGTTCACGAATAAACCCAAAATCACCTTCTACATCAGCTGTCTTTCTATCCCTAATTTGCCCATTTACTACTGTAAGACGTTTATCTTTTTCCTTTAAATCAAGCCTAATTTTTTCAGCAGTTTGTTTTTTTGTTTCTTCAAAAGTTCTACGTTGAACAATTAGGAATTGCTCCAGCTTTTCTCGGTCAATATCAATCGCGTTTCCATATTCATCCCATGCAGTTACTGCCTGTGGAACAAGAGTTGCTATTTTTTGTGTAATATCATGTAATTCTTTCTGGTGCTTTCCAGTAGTCAATACTTCTTTTGATAGAGTTTGATGTTTTTCCAAAAGCGAAGGCAAGACATTATCCAACTGGTTTATTACTGTTTTTTGCTTTTCGAACTCTACTCTTGCTTCCTGAACTCTATCACGAAGCCCGAGTACTGATGTAAGCATCTTTACCGTACCTTCCACAAAACCTTGAGCTGTATCGCTATAAATAAGCCCATTCCACCATTCAGAAAGCTGCTTCATGCCCAATGCCAAAGCATGGTTTCGCTTCTGAAATTCGGACATGATGCTATCGGTATTTTGCAAGGCTGTACCTGCTTTGCCGATTTTTTCGGTAAGCATATCCGAGTTAGTGGCGAGCTTCGATAGCACTTCACTTGCACCGCTCCCAGTCAGCTTGCTTGCTTCAAGCACCCGCGCAAACTCGATCTGATTTGGTACCACTTTCTGCAAACCTTCCAGGTACTTCATAAAGGCCCCAAAAATATCCTTTTGGATCAGGTTCTTATACTCGTTGAGAGGCATCCCCGCCACCTTCGCAAAGGTTTCCGTCTCAAGCAACATACGTTGGAAAATATCCACCGTGGCCGTCGAGCCGCGTTCTGCGGTTACGTTCAGTTCTTCGAGCGTGGCCGAGAGTCCCAATACCTGTGCCTCTGTTACCTTGAGTGGGATAAGTACCCCGCCCATTCGGCTAGAAAAATCAGCCATTCCCGCGCCTGTTGCGGCGCCATCAGCTTCTAAGACGTTGAGCGCGTTACCAATATGAAGCAAATCATCCTTGATGTTGTCGCTCTTAATGTTCTGGAAAATATTACGCAGCTTCAGTACCGCGCCTGCCGTGGCTTCCGCACTTCCAAACTGATCACCCAAGGCCACATTGACCTTGTCGGCCCCATCGACAAAGCTCTCTATTTGGGTTTTTGCTACCCCAAATTGCCCCCCAATCCCTGCCATTTCGCGTAGATCCTTAGTGGCCGTGCGGGTATCCATTTTTTTCATGGATGAGTTGAGCTTATTCACCTCCTGATCCGTCATGTCTGTTTTCTTGGCCACGTCCGCAAGCTCATCTTTGAGCTTCATGCTGTGAGCCGTGAGCTGTGGAATATAGTTGAGCATTTGTTGCATCACAAATGTCATCGCATTACCACCCACTACGCCCGTGGCAACCGTCGCAAACTCCTGTTTGAACTTTTGCCAAGCGGTGCGTATGTCGCCAATCTCCGTTTTCTGCTTCTGGTACTCGGCGGTAATTTGTCTTTTTTGCTTAATCAGGTCATCGCGCAGGGGGTCGTTGGCCTTCATTTTCCTAAGCTCAGTGTTCACGTAGCTTAGGGCTCCCCCTAGTTCCTTCACGCTTGTTTCTGCACTCTTTCCATCGACCACCAGTTGGATAATCGACTTATTGGTATTGATTTCTGTACTTTTCTTTGCCATGGCTGTATTGGCTTTCTATATCTTAATTTCAACTTGCACATTCATTTGCGCGGCCATTTCGGCCAGCACTTGCTGCGTATTGGCAGCAGTGAGCTCGGCAATCCGCTTGAGTTCGTGGGCATACTGAGGCCCAAACCAAGGCTTGGCTCTACGCCTGGCGGTGAGCCGTCCCGCTGCGAGCGGGATGCCCGACTGCGCTTCCATCAGGCTGGTACCCTTGCCAACCCCCCAATCCACAAAGCGCCCATAAAAATTGAACGACAGCGTTCCCATCACCCCATCCCCACTTTTTTTTACGCTTTCGCGCAAACTGTCGTCCAAATCCCCCTCATATCCAATGTTTTGCTCTACCAAATTGCGTTTTAACCGCTCCTTGAAAATCGGCATAAACAGCTTCATGGTCTCGGCGTTCATGGTTCTCAGTCTGATTTCTGGAAGCTCGTTATTGGCGAGTCCTGGAATGGTTTGCATTCCTACCATTTTGCGCTCGACCGCTGATTTGCGCCACACGGCCCTGACCGATCGGCCGTCGCCGATGATGCGTTTCATTACTCCCATTATGGTATTATTGAATAGGTTGAACTTGGGATAAGCACATAAGTGTATGATGTGCTGACATTTTGCAGGTAGGAATAAAGCGGCGCAAAAATTACCGTAGCATCATTTCTCACGATTTGCTCACTTCCTGTCATTAGGGTTGAGAATTCGATTTGCTCTTTTGTAATGACGTTTTGCTCAGCAAAAAAGACGGCCAAGTCGGCTACAGTTACAGCCCTTTGTTTCGTCTCATCAGACCATGCTTTCACTACCACGTCGGCGATGGCTTGATAGACTGCATTCTCGCTTATATCACGGTGATTGACAAACTCGATCGAAAGCCACACGGCCGCATTGCTTATTACGCCAATTTCTTGCGGTAATATGCCATAGCTGTAGGCTTTTGCTTTTACGAAGCCGCCATCGCCTGGCAGATCCACGACCAGTTTTTTGAGGATGTGGCGCATCATGACGCGGTTATCCCCCGCGAAGCCAACTTTTTTATACATTTTCTGTTCCTGCAACGCAGTAATAGGAAGAAGCAGATTGGTCTCCACCTCGCGGGCCTGATCACGGAAGTACAGGTACGGCCGCACATACACGGCGTAGCAGCTGTTAGTAAGCGTCGGGTTATCGCCCGTGGCTCCTATCTTTTCCCCTTTTGTATTATACAGCTCGGAGGTGAGCATGGGGTATGGAGTACCATCAATATCGGGCTGCATCCCACGATACGCCAGGATTCGCAGTTTGTATTCGTTTTTTGGTTTGGTCTCGCCGTAACGATCACTTTTCTTGTAGAATTTTCCGCGCAAATTCCCTGGCTGTTTGGCCTGTGGTATTACCCAAATGGCTCCCGTTGTTTCATTTTTTTGGCGGAGCATCGGCAATGTGCCCACGCCAACGCTATACGTTTGGTCGCCATTACCGACCTGAAATTCGGTCGTGATAGTGAGCTCCTTATACAAGGCATCTCCCCCATCTTCCTCATATTTCACCTTCCAGCCCCTTCCGCTCGGCCTCGAAATTTTCACAGGATCCTGGGTTTGGTAGCTCCTCCAGTCGTTGTAGTCTCGGCTGCGCTCTATCTCGGCAAAGGTCTTAATACTCACAGCGCCACGAATGGCGTCAAAATCAATCGAAAGCGAATAGTTTTTTCTAATGGCCTTCAAAAATTCGGCAATGGTCATGTCAGGCACGTGCTCCGACACCTTGGCGGTAATAACAGGAAGCGACTGTACCGTTTCGCTGAAAGTTGCGAGGGCTTGGGTATTGTAAATAACCCTGCATTGGGTTTCAGGCTCAAAAAACCAAGTACTTTCGATGCCAAACCCAAGGTAGTCCATCACCTTGGTGATGACGTAGCACATATAGACATAAGGCACGTTGAGTATGCCCGCCTCGATTTTTACCATGTTTCTGTAATACGCACGTACAAATCGTGATTCGTAGGAGTTGTACAGAAACCCAACCGATTCGTCTTTACGCTTCCCCCAGGCGTTGATTATGTTGTTACGCACGTATTCGATTGTGGTCAGCGACTGAATACCTTCTATGTCCTGATGGGTTAGGGTATAGTCTGTTTCCACAAAATCAGGGTTGTAAATCGGCGCAAAAACAATAGGATAATGCCCTGGCGTAGCCCGGGCTATTTCCTCCATTATTACGGCAGCTTGAGCGGGGGTTTTGCCCAGGTAAACCACTTCGTTGATTACTTCAGCAAGCTTCACATTTTTGATTTTTGAGTTGACGGTTGCCGACTCAAACTTGATGAAACCGATTCCACTTTCCCCTTCTATTTCGTAAGCTAGATTGCACTTCATGATAAGGGCATTGCTCAGCTCCACGTACACTTCAATCTCACGATAGGGTTGTTCGGGTAAGTGGCGGTACTCTAAGAAGGCAATGTTTTTGGGCGAAAGCGGAAATCTGAAATCATATGTGAACGACCCCAACAGGCTATCATCGTCGCTGAATAGCCAGCTGTTCATTTCGTAATCAAAACGGGTTTGAGGGTATAGCTCTAGCTCTGAGCCATTGCGGGTGATGCGTATCATGTACGCAAGTTTCCGCGTAAAAATGAGCTACGAAAGGAAAATAAGAAACCCACCTCTAAGCTAAAGGTGGGTTTGCTGGGATCGTTATCTCTCAGTTCGCAAAAATTAGTAGCAACATTGTTAGGACGCTCATACCACCAGCGCCCAGGTAGATGCCCTTGTTTCGGGCATTTTTTTTCACTTCTGGCATTTGTGCCTGTACTCGGTGCAGTTTGGCGGTGGTATCAGCCAGGCTTTTTTCACAGTTGGTCAGCATGTCGTAACATGCCACAGCAGCGTCAGCGTCGCTTATTTGAGACGCGCGCGACGCTATCGTTGTATTGCGCTTCTGCAATTCGGCGCTTGAGGGCTTCAAGCTTACGCAGTTTTGTAGTGTCGCTATAGCTACCAGCAGCCACAGCGACACTATCACTTTGTTTTTTAATCGTTTCATTGATTTTCTGAAGGTTTACGGGGTCAGGTTTCGGTTCGTAGGTGTTATATGCCAGCATCACCATGCTGATGGTGAGCACAACCAAGGCCACGCCAAGAACGATTTTTTGGACTTTTGTCATGGGGCGATCGTTCGGGATAAAGCTTGAACAAGGCGATCATAATTTCGGTGGTACAATCCCACGTCGTTTTTGTTACTACCAAACATCACTTCGATGAGTATATTGATGGCCGACGAAGGCACCGAAATGATAGCCAAACTTTTGTGTTGGCTCTCCGATTCCAGTTTTACACCTTGGATTCCACGAAGTCGAATCCCTAAGGTATTACCGATGGTTCGAGCCACGGCTTGGGCAAAAAACCGTTCTTCTTGCGTAGGCGTATCGTCGATGAAAACTTCGGTACCAGTGGCAGTCGGCGGGCCCATGTTGAAGTGAATCTCGATCACCTTATCGTCTTTTTTTACGATCGATTTCAACCAGGCTACTACCTTCGCCAATGGCGAGGTGTTGACCTCGTTAACGACCTTCACGCCACGTGCGCGCAAAGCAGCTGTAATATCGTCTCTAAGACGCACAGCTTCCACGGCTTCATCGAAGCCATTTATTCCAAATGCCCCCGTCCCGCGTCCTGCAATGACGGTATGGCCTGCTAAAAGATAAATCATTGGTTAGGATATTCGTTTTCGTCGTAGCTGTTATGTCTTTTTTTGCGCGAGGGGAAAAACCTATCCCGAATCGCTGACCATCCTTCTTTGTGGGCCCCTTTCAAAATGGCCCAACCAACGTTCAAAATCCACTGGCCAAATGCTCCAGATAGATAATGTACGCCTGTTGTAGAAGCAGGTTTGGTGATTGCGTATAAATCCACAACAAAAGGTGCCATGTAAACCCCGAACGTAAACCCACTGAGCGCGGTAAAGCACGCTTCGCGAAAAGACATTTTTTCGTCGTTTTTTGCTTTAATCACATAGGTAATCGAGCCAGACAGTATGGCAAGTTTGAGCGCAACAGCATTCCAATCGAAGAGCTGCTGCATGTTAATTTGGAGGAGCGTGGCTGTCAGCGCCAGTCCAAATTCAAAGGTGTGTTCTAAGGGTTTATTCACGGCTGTATTCATGTTAGGTAATTTCCATTAGGTGAATAGTTACATCTATTCTGTTTGCAGTAGCAGCTTTAATTTTGAGCGTATCGCCTGCATTCATAACAATGGGACCATCAATTCGAAAAGTAGTAGCCACTGGAACCGATGCTCCTTTATTTATGAATGTGTCTGCTGCATCTGCTAACTTTCTTATCGACAATTCAATGGTATCACTATTTGAAGCATCTATGTTGGCGAACGTTACAAGGTTCACGATAGATACTGTATTGCTGGGCACGATATAGGCAGAAAACGTAGTATTTACGTCAAGTTTTTTAGCGATTGATTTATAAGTATTTGGCATGATATTTAGATTTATTATGCTACTGAGATGCCCCAGTAAGTGCCCATATTTCGCTCAATTGTTTGTATTTCAGAAAGAGAAAGTGTCCGCTTAAAAACAATAATTTCAGAAAACAGCTGATTAAGCGAAGCCCCACCACCTGAAGCAACCTGATTCATAATACCAAGCGCATACGAGTTATGGTTTGTCACGAACGGTTCTGTCCTTTGTAGGGCTCCGTTTGCTCGTACAGTAGCCCCAGTTGAATTCGTATATACCGTGAAAACTACATTTCCAGATACGTTACCACTTGTACCATTAGGATAGCAATAGCTATTAGTTCCACCAGTAAATGCTATAGTATTATTACTTGCAGATTGTGTAATAGAACACCCTCCAGTTCCGTAGTCATTGCTTCCCCCAGCTGATTGACTAGAGAAGAAACGGGCGTAATTATTATGTGCTCCAACACTAGCCACAAGTATGCAAGTAAAGTCTGTTCCTGTTATAAGATTGGCGATGTTGCTAGTTGCCAAACCTGTATCGTTTCCTGGAACACCCATCATGCAAACGCGTCCACCCATGGTGTAATTCGTACCTGAGAGACGTACAATGGGCTGCTTTGCATTTGTACCTTGGACAAAATCATAGGAAGATCCAAGACCTGCCTGCGAATACAAAATTCTAGTATAGCCCGTCACTGAACCGATAAAGCTATTCATAGAAGTTACGTCAAAGTGCTCACCGTTGGATCCTATGTCCAAAACTGCACTATCTGTACTTCTTCTCATTTGCGCCAATGCACCATTGTAAGCGCCCCTTAAACGTCTGTAAGAGGCTGCTTCTACTAGACCAGTAGTAGAAATATTGTCCAGTAAAAATTTTGTCCCAGCTACAAAATGCTTAGACATTGACAGAATTCCAGGACTATCTACCACAAGAAAATTCAAACCCTTTCCCCCAATATAGCCATTATTAAAGCTGTCACTACGTTTCATAAAAACCAGTTTTGTGCTTCGATGCGTTGCAAATCTGATTGACTTGCTCCAGTTTGTGATTGCCAAGCAGTTGCGTAATCTCCAGGCCCATTTTTCACCAAAACATTTCCTACAGCTCCGCCAGGTGGGATAGAGCGGGTCTTTATGTGACCCGCTACCACCGTGGCAAGCGCATTGATACGTTCTATAAGTGTCATGCCTATAAAAGAGCTGCGTTGTAAGTCGCGACAAAATCGGTATCAGGTTCACCGATACCCAAGTTTGCGCACGCTTGTGTTTTTTGAGCGGATGTAAGTGTTTGCGGCGCATCAAACCGCAAGCGTGTCCCTACTGCAGTAAGTAAGTTAGCTAGAGAGTTATCTTGTCCTTGCAAAAGTCCTTGTATCTCGACAAGGGTATCGTATGCTGCAGAAGCTCCCCCCAGCACTGTATTCACTGCTTCAGCAACAGCATTATCAACAATAGTTTCAATCTTCGATGAAGAATAGGTCGAAGTTGTCGCAATTGCAGCGTCGTTAATCTGCGTACTTCCAGCAATTGTTACGAGAATCTCGTTGATAGCAGCTACTAGCGATGTTTTCGTGGTTGTATTTAACGAAGCAAGTACACCAATAGCATTGCTTTGTTGTTTGTCTTTCGCTCCGATGGCATTTACCAGGGCGGTTAGTCTTTGTTCGAGTGTCATTGTTATAAACTGGCTGTTTGATACAAGAGTAATAAGTCAAGGTTAAATTCAGTGCTTTGGTTGAGCACAACAATAGTTTTAGAGGCGCTCAGGTGAATGGAGGGCCTTTGCTCCAGCTCACAGGCAATCACGTTGTCGGGCGATCGCTTGAGCTTAAATTTTGGTCGTGGCAAATACGTGGCTGGAATCATTTGCGAGGCTTTATTACGATTTCGTACTCTTCTTCTTCCTGTGGCTCATCAGTTTCCTCAATATACCATAGCAGCACAAACTTATAGGTACCTGCTGGTAGCGTATTAGTGGCACTACTCATGGTTAGAATAGTGCCATTAATCACGTTGGAAAGCTGATAAGTTTGCCCCTTATGCAGCAATTTCCCCTTCAAAGATGTACCTTGGGTAAGCCCCGTAATGTCAAATGATAGACGCACGTATGCACCTTCGACGAATGTTTCCAGTGCTTCCATGGTTATTGTATTGCTCCATTTTTAACCCGAAATACATGCAGCTTTGACCCCGCCAATTTCCCTAAATCATACGATTTTCCGTTGGACAGGATTGTTACGTTTTCCTTTTCGGTTAATAGCCGATAAGGGTTGATGTAAACCAAAAGCGTTTCACCCGCGCCAATGGCTTCCAGTGCCAAACCCTTTTGGGCGGCAGCTACGTGCAGGATGGTATCTTGCCCATAATTGCGAAAGCCACGGCGGAAAAGGCGTGGGTCGCCAGCCTGGGGCGCTACTGTTTCACCATCCGCGATATAAGTGGCATATGCCACTCCAGTGCTGGCATTCGTAATATGCTTAATACTGTTGTACCAATGCACCCCAACAATCATCGCGTCCATTCCTGCGCGGGGGAATTGCGGGTAACGCGGTTCCCCATCGGGTAGTAGTGCAGGCGCTGCGCCGCCCTCGCTCACCCAAGTACGGTCAGGCGTCCATTCGTTTTCGCGGTCGTTAGCAATCGACTTAGAAAAATTAACTGTCGAATCCCAGTTGTAACAACCTTCGGCCAAAAGACAGCCAAAAAACCCGACCCATAATTGAAACTCAAATGGCACTGTGTGCCAATCTGGCACTTTCCAGTACCCACCTTCACGCGGGTGGATATGCCCAGGGTTTTTGTGATGTTCGTTTACTGGATTGTTCAAGCTTTGCGCCCAGGGCGACGTGTACATCACCGTCTTCGCGTCAGCTTTCGCCGCGTATTTACGCTGCGTTTCAAATATTGCGTTGAAAAGCCAATCTTTTGTTTCCCCGTCATTTGCCCAGAGCATCATTGTAAACATGTTTGTCCACTCTGCCATTCCTGAGCTATAATAAGGGTCGTTAGAATTTGTTTCGTCTCCTTTTTTGCGCGCGCCTGCCTCGCTTGCAAGCGCATTGACGATGTAAGGATGTAAGGGGTTGCGTTCGCCGTTTATGTGGAAAAACTCGCAGAAGTTCGCAAACTTGGTGTCGTAGTTGCAAAAAAAGTTTGTGTCGGCAGCACCACTTGCGCCGACTTCTTCGCATAGCTTTTGGTAGAATTTTTTCCCTACCGTAAAGTAGCTACCATCCCACCACGGAATGGGGTTATTACCTGCTTCCGTGAATTGATCACCAACACAAGCATTTTTGGAAATGTTGGCTCCAACATTTTGTGCAGCCGCATCAATCTGTGCGTCGCTGTGTCCCGTGCCAGGGAAAACGTCAGACAGCAGCACAAAACATTTCTTATCCGCGCTCGTGCCATTATCCCATATCTTGGGGACGTGCGAGAAACCACGCTCAAATTTTTGCGCGTCTGTAATGTCTGCGTCAACCGAGTGCAACGCTGCTATTTTTCCTACATTTCCCACGACAGGCGCTTCGTCGATGTGAGAGATATAATCTGCACGAATCCAGCTAGGCAGGTTTAATTTTTCTACAATCATCTTTCTGAAAATTAAGGAATTACAAGTCTTTGTTGACTAGACGCCAACACCCACCAATCGTTTACATACACTTCGCCAACTTTCTCTTTTGTCCTCCAAAAAAACATTTCCCATTGTTGCCAATTAGAGTAGTGATCCTTATGTAGGTAGATTTTCTCTACGTCAACGAATCCGCTTTCAAAAGCCATCCCCTGAAATGAAAGCCTACCACCGTCAGGCGATTTTAAGGGGCGTCCATTTAGGTAGTAGTAGGCATTATAGTCTCCGCTTGTCGAAGAAACAGCGTCGAACCATAGCCCTGTGTTAGGGTCTTGCATGATATTAATCATGTCAATTCGCACACTGCTAAACGGTACATTGCCAGGGTTGGGAATAACAACATCAGGCTGAGTAGTTTCAGTCGAAGGTGTCACCACCTCACTCCAGCTTGAGTAGTTTGCACCTTTTCGGGCTCGCATCCGAAACGTCAGTTCTTCTATATTTAGCCAAGGCCCCGTTTTCAGCTGGCGAATTTGCGCCGACATGGACAATGTTACGTCGGTCCAGCTTTCGCCGTCCCGAGTGGCCTGCAACTCGAACGCATCGACACTCCCCTCAAAATCCCAAAATACCAGCACATTGTTACCCGAAATAACCGCCCGCAATTGCGGTACCGAAGGCGTAAGCGTACCGTTGTGAACAACCTCAAACTCAAAAGGTTGACAAAATCCAACGCAGTTGGGGCAGCTAGCGAGAAAGAACGCTTTTCCGTCCGACACTCCGTTCAAATCAATCTCAAAGGCGGAACTCGTAGGGTCATGCTGGCCGCTCGAAAGCGTGTCGCAATCTCGCACAATGTCGTACACGATTCGCGTCACGTTAAGTGCATCGAAGCTTACAGTATAGATACTGCCTTCTTTGTGCGCAATTTTGTGAATATACCACTGCGGGCCACAAGGCCCACAGTGTGGTTTCGGTGTTGGCATTAGGCTTCTGGATATTCAATTAGTTCCTCGATACGAATAATTTGCGTGGTGTAATCACTCTGGCGAGAATTAGCGCGACCGTAGGCATCTGTGTAGCTTTCGCTGAACATTGTCATCAGAACTTTATCCCCAGGAACCAGTTTCGATTCAAGTTTTTCAGCCTCAATCTTGATTTCTTTCTCCATCAGCTCTTCGATTGCTCTCTCATAGGCAGATGTCTTCGCCTCTAGTTGTTCCTCATTGTACTGGATTGAGGTCAAAACAGCTTCGTTTTGCTCTTTTTTGTAAAGCCGCTGCAACTCTCGCTTAATCATTTCGATGTCTTTCTCCATGTCGCGCACGGCTTTCGTCTCGCTTATGTAAGCGACGTTGAACTTATCTCGAAGCTCCTTTATCTTCCGTTTGAAAAGCGCACTACCCCCAACCATGTAAAATAGCGCACTGAGCGCGGGGAGATATTCGTCTCTTACGATTTTTACGGTTGCTACAATTGTTGCGCTTTGTTCTGTTGTGCTTTCTGTTGTCATCTTCTTTGCCATTTTTTAGCGTTTTTTATGATTTGAAAATTCGTTAAGAGCCTCCTGACAGTGGAATATTGCAGGACACTTGGAAGCCATCGCGAAGAACAATCGTGATACTTAGCGTACCCGAGCTATAACTACCATAGCAGCTACTTACGCCCTTTGGGTCGGTTTCGGTGATTGTTCTGTCGATATAATACCCATCATCCCGATTAAGCCGAATTAGGTGATTCCCATTAAGGAGTTGCTGTGTTGCTATGTCGTACTGGTAGTTCCAAGGCAATGTTACAGAGGCGTAACCTTGCGTTGTATCTCTGCGTTGTACCCCAAGGGTTAAGTTCCTGCCAGCCAGAGAAAACCAATGTGAGTCATATCCTTTTGGGTCTGTCTCTCCAGTTAGAAATGAAGGCACCCCATCTATATCGCTGTAGTTAGTGCGATGGTAGCTAGGATTATAGCTTCCAGGCTTATTACTAACATTGTCCCAGTGAACAAGCCCGCCCGCTCCACTTGTATTAAGCTGGTTTTGAGTGTAGATGAAAGACCAGGTTGGACGATTATTAAGGTCGTCTATAAGTCCTATAACTTCGCTTTTTGGGTGTGTATGACCCCAAGGAGTTTTTCCATCTAGTGCATCTTGCAAGCCAGACACTTCAGCGATAATATGCCCATGCCCAACGTACGAGAGGTTTGGCTTATTACTAACATTGTCCCAATGCACCACACCACCCGCACCACTGATATTAAGCTGGTTTTGAGTATAGATGAAAGACCAGGTTGGGCGATTATTAAGGTCGTCTATAAGTCCTATAACTTCGCTTTTTGGGTGAGTATGGCCTATAAGTGAGTAACGTGCATCGTTTTCAGAATTACTCCTTACAGTTGGTAGCGTTAGCACGTTCCCGCTCGTATCTGTACCCAAAAACGCCGCCGCTGTGCCGCTCCATTGTGTTGCGCTGTAATAGGAATTAAGCCGAAATTGACCACTTGGATTGAATTCTGCAATATAAGTTGCACCCCCGTTTGCGCGAAAGTAAATTGGCGCTCCTGTGCCAGCGTCGATGTTAAGCGTACCCTGTGCTCTTATGGCACGACCACTTGGCATATATAAAGAGACTGCCGAACCGTCGCCATCGGCATAAATAGCACCACCTACAACACGCAACTGATACCCCCCTGGGTCGTTGCCACCGATAGCTACTTTTCCGAATATATTCGTATCTCCGCCTACGTTTAGTAGGCCAGTTGTATTGCTACTTGCGATATTAACGACCGTCCCGTTATCTACAATTCGGCTATCACCCAACGTCCCTGCGCTGGTAAACTTAGGGACATAATTAAGGGTTCCACTCCCTCCTATCTTTCCGCTCCAAGTGCTTATGTCAGTCGTAGAAATAGCCTTCACGTGACTTGGAACTGTAGGGTCGGTTTCGCTCGTGATAAAGGCGGGTACTCCTGTAAGTTTCGCATAGGGTACAGCCGCAAGTGACACCGTAGTTCTGTTACTCGAGGAACTATCTGTAATAGCAAATTCTGGGGAAAAATTGAGATTACTACGCTGATTTACAGGGAGTGTATCGGCCTGAACCGTCGTATAAGCTTGCAGCAGAAAGGCAGGAACGCCGCTGATTTGCGACCAAGTATGACCGTGCCCTAGGAGCGAATAACGTGCATCCCCACGGGCTGGTGTCCAATATAGATTTGTAACACCTTCGGCTATGTTATCTGTGTTAAGCGAAACGGCTCCCGTCTGTCCGTTTACGCTCGTAACAGGGAAAAGAATCGTCGAATACGTCATCGCCGTTACACGCCCGTAAGGATCTACCGTAAGCGCTGGCGTAGTAATAGTAGAACCTCCCGACAGTCCTGTGTGTACCGTGGAAAGGTCAACTGTCCAGGTGCGGCTCGATGCAAGCGACTGTGTGCCGCCCGTAACTGCGACGCGCCCCGTTGTGCCACTTACCGTAAGATTTCTTACAATAGGTACATACAATCCCGCAAAATCGGGCGCATTGGTAATTTTGGCGTAGTCGAAACTTGTAAGCCAAGTTGGATTAGCGTAGGCACCTGCAAGCTGGACATATCGCGCGTCTCCGCGCGTTGTAGTCCAGTACAAATTAGTCCCTTCGGGTACGTCTGTTGTGCTAAGAGAAACAGCGCCCGTCTTACCATTCACACTCGTAACAGGAAACGCAATAGACACAGACGACATAGACGTTACGCGGCCATAGATATCTACTACAGGTGCTGCAACCTGCGTACTCGACCCTGCCGACAAACCTGCGTGCACCGTCTCCAAACCAATCGTCCACGTGCGATTAGAGACGAGCGATTGACTCCCTCCAGTAATAGCAATTTGCCCTGCAGCTCCCAAAAACGATAGCGTGCGCACGATTGGTACGTACATTCCACCGTAATCGGGCACGTTCGTAATCTTAGAATAGTCGAAGCTTGCTAGCCATGTCGGATTTGAATAACTACCCGAAAGCTGGACATATCGCGCGTCTCCGCGCGCGTTCGTCCAGTACAAGTTAGTCCCTTCGGGTACGTCTGTTGTGCTTAGGGAAACAGCACCCGTTTTGCCATTCACACTCGTAACAGGGAACGCAATAGGCACGGCCGACATGGAAGTCACGCGGCCATACGCATCTACTACAGGCGCGGCCACCTGGGTACTCGACCCCGCCGACAAACCTGCGTGTACTGTAGCAAGGTCAACCGACCAAGAGCGATTGGCCGCAAGCGATTGTGTGCCGCCCGTTACGGCGACTCTTCCTGCTGTTCCTGCAATGCTAAGCGTCCGCCCCACTGGCGCGTACAAACCCGCGTGGGGGCCATAATTATAGGCAGTATCCCACTGCGATATTTTCGCGCTGTCCAACGAAACCCTATTTGTGCTAGGGTTATAGTTAAGAGGTGCATCGGCGCCGATAGCACTAGAACTTCCCGACCAAGAAACAATTGCACCACTTGGGGTGTCGGTCACGTTAATTCCGTAACCAGGTATAATCCGAAACTTTTGATTTGCCTGTGCTGCCGAATAGACAGGCACCATTTGGCGACCTGTGCCTATGCCGCGTCGCGCGTAAGAAGGCACATAGACTATCCCTTCAGATACCAAATTTCCCTCAGTAGCCTGTTCCCAATCTGTCCAAATTTTGGCTGCCGACCGCTCGCGGAAATAGAGCGATGGGCTATTATCAGGGTACCAGTACTGAAAAACAATACAGCCTGCTACTTCGTTACGAAGCACTCCTGCGTTTTGGTTCGTGGGCGGAGCAGCTATCGAAGTAGCATCGAACGTAACCTGAGTATTGCCAGGGAGTAAGCTTGAATTAAAGTTAATTTGCCCGCTTCTTGTGCCACGATTTAGGTTGGCATATTGCTGTACGTAGGCCGCTGGTGCCGCTTTTCGGCTCGTGTCCAAAGCCCGTCCCTTATCATATCCGCTCGGTACTGAGATAGCACCGTTGTTTTCCGTTTCGCTCACCGAAACGTAATAATTCCACGTTTCGGCGGTACCATCTATAACTACCAATTCCGCACAACGTGTTACAAGGCAGCCGTTTTTGGCGGTCGTGTCGGCTATGTAAGTAACCGTTTTCGTAATACCGTCCGCTACGAGTACCACAAAGTGACCGTTTGGTGGCAATTTCAGCGGCGGGTTGGTTACTCCAGCCCATGAGGCCGCACGAAAACGATGCGAACCGATGGGTAAAAGTGCGGGCTCAAAGGGCGCAATAAGTACATCATCCTCGAACGTGTCGGCAATTTGCTTACGATCGACATAGGCAAATTCGCCCACGTCGGCCCTGAGCGAACGTTCTTGCAGACCGTCAGCGTCACCATTGATTGATATGTACTTCTTGTTAGGCACTACGTACGCACTATATGGTTTTTTATATCCAATTCCAGCTCGGTCGAGCTGATGGCCACGCCAACTGGCTGCCAGAGATACCCCGAACCCGAGTCAGGTCCAACGGGTGAGATTTGCCCAGGTGTAGTCCACGAAAGGAAATACATTGTGCCTGGTACCAACCCCGTGAAATAGGGATTTGTGCCCATAAACTTGGGGACGATTGTCTGCCCTCCAGCACCGTTTTGGGTGACGAAGGCCATGGCCCTACGTCCTACTTCTGTAGCAATCGCAGGGCGAATTTTCGGAACCCCGCCATCGTTGTAGATGTTAACGAGCATCCCTGCCGCGATCGACGATGCAATCAGTACTGTGTCACCGATGGGGACCACGGTTTCGGCGGGCAACACGGTTATTTTCATCGAAGCTACTCTTCCAAGCAGCTTGCCGTTTCCTACCCAAAAGACGATGTAATGATCACCTTTGTGGGTAGGTGACCAAGCGATCAATATTTCGGTTTCATCAATCGAGATTTCAGCTCCAGGCGGCGCGCTTACCAGTGTAACCGTCCCGCCCTCAAAAACACTGAGGTTGATACTGTAACTGAATGCTTCATATACCGATGTTGTGGCGGGTGTTAGGGTGATGGGGGCCGTTATTGCTTCTCCCAAAATACCCTGCAGCCCTAATTCTGTTATATATTCAGGTGGTGTTTCGCCGCCTGTTTCTCCTCCAGTACCGATTAAGTTATTGACGATTTGCTCGACAATTGAGTCAAGCAAAAGCCAAGTTTTGTTCCCGACAAATACGTACGATGTCGGATTTGTTTCAACAGGCGCAATCGCATCTTCTTTTTGGCCCAAACGCTCATAAACACCCCCTGAGCTGACAGCATTACCACTGCCTTCAGTGGGATAATTATCGACCGTTACGTTCCCGCTCCCAGGGTTGGTAGATCCACCTTCTGAGCCAATCGTTACGCCGCCTTCAGACTGAAACCCAGGCGGTGGGTACTGTATGCCTAGTAAGTCTTCGTTCATTGCAAGAAAGCGTCGTTTGTGAAAAGAAATTTGTACTCAAACTTGTAAAAGAGCATAGTTTCGTCATCGTCTTGTTCGGACAATTTTGAGCTCGTAACACCCACAGGAAATATGCTCCCATTGAAGTATCTGTACTTTTGTGGGCTTACAAAAAAATCTCTGACGTTCTTTTGCTCATCGCGCGACAACCACGAAGTGGTACAGCTAAAAATTTGATCATAACTACCGTAGTAGTCTGATTGTTCGCTATCTCCCTGAACCTGAGGGTACGCCAACCGCCTTGAGGCGCTGCGCGTTTTAAGCTCAATTGTTCGGTCTTCTACACCGTTCACTTTTAGGCTATCCCATGCCCCCAACGAGTTGAAATAGACAAAATACTTACGCTTATCGCGTAGGTTGGTATCTATTACGTAGGTGTACCGCAAGCTCTTTTCCGTTGCACCCGCTTTGAGGTACAGCGTGTATTGCTTGGCTTTTTTGCCTGCGCTGTAGCTGTTCACGTTCAGCTGTGAAAAGCCCGCAGGCAAGATGATTTTCTCACCGTTATTAACCTGATTCAACGGCGCAATGGTGTACGTCCCTGTCGTGTTATCATCCCAGAGAACGTCCATCTTAAAAAGTAGATCCATGATGTATGCATCCAAGCAAACGAAGGTCAGCCACTGAGGTTCGTCCTTCATGATGTAGCGTAGTGCCGTACCGTTTCTAAGGGCTACCATTTTGCCCGATTGCCACATTCGAGCCCCTACCGTATTTTGTTGGTTATAGCCTGAGCCACCCCACATTACGCGTTGCTCTGCAAGTACCGATATGAGCCCATTCTTTAAGGGGCGCCCGTAAGCTTCCGATACCGTTACCTGGTATTTTCGGCTGGTTGCTCTGGAAATTTTGGGAGTGGCGCCTGTCCAAAACGGTTGCTCTATCTGCGTCTGAAGCTTAGAATTGAGCACGTCAGCCAAATCGATTTCGGCCTTACCGTTTTCGTCGGTCGGAAGATACACCTCGTATATTTTATCCTGACCAATACCCGAAACCCGCTCAAAGAAAAGCTGCAAATTTATGCAGTGATTTTCGCGGTTGATTTCGTCAGCGCCTTGGGTAGTGTTCTGAACTCCCCACACGCCAGGCACAGCTACAGGCGTGATATTATACGCCTTTCCTTTTGTTTTAGCAGTGAAAATCAGGTAGGCGTTTTCTACCGTCACATTGAAATCTTTTGCGATCGCAGCATTTCCCTGAAAGTATGGCAATACCTGATTGGCGTAGGCATTGCTGCCACCCGCGCCCGACTTAAACTGTGTACCGTTTGGAAGGGGTAGCGCGGCGGCTGTTAGAGTAGTAACTACCCCGTTCCAAAGGAGCTGTACAACTGTGCCCGACATTATTGGGCCAGCGAAGTATAATCTATTGATTGCAATAGCGCCCATCGCTCCCTTATAGTCGTCAGACTGGAAGCTATAGACCAAAGGGTCTTTTGTAAGCCCAAGTGTGGGAGGGGAAACGCTAACGGTAATCATGCCCCGAAATTGAGGCTTGATTACCGCCAAAAAAAGGAAAATAAGGCGCTAACTATACAAAAAGCTCACGCCCAAAATTGATGTTTTCAGGAAATTCCCACAGAAAATCGACCTCCCAACCAATCACTTGCCCGCTGATGGGCGGCGTACCCGCCCCTTTTCCACGAGAAATGAAAGAAATTTTGTTTTTATATAGGCTTCCGTCCTCATGAGCTTCTGGAAATGCTGCCGAGCTGCTCCGTTTCATCAAGCTCATAATTGCTCGGAGCTGTTGCCGACATTCTTTTTGTTTCAGGAGTTGGTTTTTTGGATCGCCCTGAACAAAATTGTCCACTATGGCCACGCTGCACTCTATGGTACCCTTGAGATTATCATAAGCAAAATCTGTCTCATCGTCAGGAATAAACACAATCATGTGTTTGCCTTTCACGACACGGCTCAGATGATTGACAAAATCGTTGATGGGCATATCCTTTGAGGCCAAAAATATGCGTGGCGTACCCTCACTATGGCAGTAGAGTTTTTCCGCAATTTTCGTAAAGTAATCGATGTAGTAATCGATGATGCTATCCGCTATCATTTTGTTTTACGCTTTAGCTGCTTGACTTTGATGAGTTTGTTTTCAACCATTTGCAGCGCCACAATCACGTTTAGTTTACGAAGCGCATCAAATTCTACCGATGAATCACCCGCCATTCCAATCGCCACTTGCAGCCATCCACCCGAATTTTTCTTCGTTTTTTTGGGCTGCTGTTCGTCGTCTTTTTCGACTGATTTTTTGGGGAAAACGTGTTTAAACTTCTTAGAAAAACCAAGACGACACCCTTGGTAATTAAACACGATCATCTCTTTTGTGAGCTCAGGCAAAGCCTGTAGATCCTTCAAGGTTTTTTCTGTCAACTCTTCAGAAAAAGTTTGCTTTCGGTAAGGATCACGGCGATACAAAACAGCAATCAAAGCGTTTGTATCATTGCGCTCGTAGGCGGCTTCGGCAAACCAAAATTCCTCAAAAGTAAGCATTCCCAAGCTGTCGCCAGGGCCATAGTAATTATACCCCAGAAATGCAGCTTTGACCTTTGGTACTTTCCAACTGAAGGGCGCTTCGCTGTTGGCAAAACTTTGGGCAATTTTAAGCAGGGCGTACCCTTGGCCCATCACTTCGTCTTGTGCTTCTTCGTCTTTTACGCCTACCATACGCATGGCGTTTCTATCGAATAGAAACTGCAGTACGTTGGTGGGAATTTGGAAAATCATTTGCGGCAAGGCAAACAAAGCGTGTGGCTTTTCGGCCAACTGTTTGCCAATGCCAAATATCTTGGCGTAGAGCCAGGGCTCAGTTTCTTCCCAATTTTTTGGGCCCGAATAATTAAAGCTTTTTTTTGCGACTTTGATTTCTATGTTCATAAAGAGATAATTGATTTGCCTTCTACAATAGGTGAGCTGCTTACTATTTCTTCACTTTCAAGTGAAGGATTCAGTTCCTTGAGCAACGAGCTCACTTCAGCCCACATTGATTGAGCTCGACGAGCTGCCGCCTGCTGAGCTGAGCCCCGCTGAGCATCTGAAGGGGGCGTAAAATACTTAGTATTCTGAAATTGGGTAGTGAAATTGACCCTCAATCCCCCAGCATTCAGCTCTACGCTCATTTCGAGCTCCAATATTGAAGCTATGGTACTGTAAGCTAGGTACCACTTGATAGCTTCGAGTAGTTTTTTTTGTAGATCCGTTAGCTCAGAAGCTGCTTTGAGCACCTCATACAGCTCACCACCAAGTGCAGCAGCCACTTTCATCGTTTCAATTGCCGCCATCGTTGGCCGCAAGGCTTGAAACGTCAGCTCCTCACCAAAAATCTGGTAGTATTTCGAGAACTCAACCGCGTTTTTGATTAAGTATCGACGATTTTCCAAACGTTGCTCAGAATTTTGGTACTCAGCAAATGCCGCCAAAGTAGTAGGCTTCTCCAGCCAGGACAGCAGCTGTTCGAGCGCTTTGTAGGCGCTACTCTCAAGTGACTGTGTCAGGCGAGCAATTTGGGCATCGTAGGCCGCTGTTCGGTACTCACCCTTCCCAACCGTCGTGATGCCATCATTCCCAAACTGTACTTCACCAAAAGGAAGCCATGCCACCGCCGCCATCCGAGCCACGTAACGCTTTGCGAAAACAAGCGTTTGGGCTTGAATTTCGGTAGGGTTATTGATAACGCCATTGAGCCGCTGAAGCATTTCTTCCCCTATGTATTTGCGCCCAAGTTCATACTCGACATCCACCAAATAGGGTTCTATCTGGTTGAAATCAAAATTGAGATTGTACTTGATGTACTCCCGAATTTCTTCTGTGCTATTGAACAACATTAGGATATTTTTTTGTCGGTACCAGCACCCGTGTTTAGGGTGGTGAGTATCGTGTCTCGGTGCATAATCTTAAATTTTGGATAGCGTTTTGTCCAGCCGTTGTACCTTGCTGCGAACATGAAGGGCTCCTTCAAAGCATCCCGATACGGCTTCATTTCAGCCGCTGCAATTAGCCAGCTTTCGCGCATATCAGACCCGCTTCCGCGACTGCTTCCACCTGTCTTGTTAGAAAGACCAAGTTCGGTACCGTCGATTCCAGTACCGTACGAAATGTTATAAGCTGCTTCAATACTATCCTCGATGTACTTATTGTCGAGCTTCGCGTCGTCAATGGTCGTAAGCTCAATGTATTCCTGGTACTTTTGCGCGACTTCATCCCAAAACTTAGGCGTCGAAATCGATTTCCCCGTTTTGGCTGACTCAGCCAAACTCCGATCCATTTCAGTCAGCCATTCTTTTCTAATGTCACGACGTTGTTCCACTTTAGCTTTTTCCCAGCGATCGCCATACCGTGTTGGCCAGTACCGCTCGTCGATTTTCCAATGGTACTTAATAGTCATCTGATTTTGCATCAGATATTTTTTGAATTGGGGAATGGCAAGGTGTACCTCTAGCCATCCGCTTTGGCGGATTGAATCATGGTAGGCAAGCTGATAGAAAGTTTTACCAGGCGTTGGGTGAGATACAGGATAAATGTATTTGTAATCTGTCTCACTCTGTATTTTCTCAATTTTCTGGAAATCATAAGGGTCAATCGCCTTTACAATCGTGCTGTAAGGGTCTTTCGATTGTACGTTTGGCCAATTGGCGTTGATGTGCACAAAATCGCATCGTCCAGTTTGTTTGTCCTGCTTAGACCACCTACAATACGAAGCTTCCTGATGTACGAAATACAGAATACGTTTTCGGTTTTTCGAAAGATGAATTTCAGAAAACGCGTTGAAAAACCACACCAAATCATTGACTAATTCGCGGGTATATTTTTCCGTCCATTCAGAATTAAAAAACTCCCAAATGTCATCGTCCATGATGGGCGTATATTGTTCTACGCCATTGGCATCGTAGCCAGTCACATTAACGGGCATTATTCCGTTACCAATTACCTTAGCGGTCATTTTATTGAGCGCCCTAACTACTACTGTGTCTTTGTAGTAGTCGTTAATCACCGTTTGTGGGAAGTTGTTATCGACCCCCCACATTTCTACTTCATCGGTGTGGTACCCGCTGTATGGGTCAATCACGGGCATCGTCGGTGAGCTCCCAGGGCGGGTGCTGACCGACGAGTTCTTCATAAAAACAGAGCTTTCAGACGATGCTAAAATGGCGACGTCGTAGTCACTGCCTGGAACGTAATGTAGATTGCTCATACTTATATGACAACTCGTTGGAAATACCTGATTTTGGTCCACTTACCAACAAGAAATACAGTGTTTACTTCTTGGTTAATATCAACGTCGTAAAAGGTGGTAGATCTAACTTCTATTTTGCGCCTACCATAGTAATCTTTTAGGTATAAAATATATTCCTCTGGATGGTGCCTAGGATAGTGATTTTTACCAACAAACTCTGTGTAAGCAGGTTTTATCTCTTTTTCATAGATCAGTTCAGTTGAACTTCCCTTATGACCTAAGGACATATCAAGCAGAAAAAAAATGATGATAGAGCCAAAAAAGGCAATCATCAAGGCGGTTAAAATGTTCTCTAGTTTCATTATGAAGCAGGTTTGTCGTTAATCCAGAGAATCAAGTCCCAGTGAACAGGGATTACTTGGTTTGGGAGGCCATAGGGGGCAATGTTGACAATTCGGTGACGCTGTTTGATCCCGACTAAAACAGCATTACGTAGCTCTTTTTTCTCGCCTTGAGTCTTACGATTTTTATCGTAGGACAACCAGTAAATGTCAAAAGGCTTCGGTTTCCCTGAAGCCATTTTTTGTTCCATCACAGCAAGTACATCCGCCCACTTTACCATTTTTTTTTGGGACAAAATGGCACAAAAAAAAGCCCTAAAAAAAGGAAAGTAAGGCAATTAAAGCGTAAATTTGGGGTATGGTAGAGCTATCCACGGACAAAGCATTTGAGTTGTTGGTCAACAATCAATATCGCTGGAACAAGATGGGCGGTAACGAATCAACCCGCCTAACTTTCGTAAAAAGGCTGCGCGAAGGGAAAGAGATTTTAATGGATACGAAATTCAAGTACCTCAAAATGGCTGGATTTCGTCTGAAGTCGCACCCACGATGGCAAACGCCAAAATTCAATTAGCCACTTTATTTTGAGTTAGTTTACTCATATAAGTGTTATATGTTACAAAATATCAAAAAGCCTCTTTACATTTGTTTAGAGGCTTTTTTAATTTATCAAAAAATGACAGTAGAGAAAACAAACCTGCCAATCGAAAAATTTCCAGATCCCGAAAAGGTACAATCTTATTACGGACTTTACATGTACGCAAAGGAGAATAAGCTATTCGATTCCGATGGCAATATCAACATTGAATTAATTTTCAATAGTAAACCACACTCTGTATTTTCTCCACACGATAGAATTCATTTTGAAGCAGAAAAATGGTCTATTACCTACACGCCAGGCTTCATTGCTGAGAAGCTTGCCGAAGAGAACTACAAACTCAGACACAAGCATCCAGAGCTTACTATTCAGGAAATTCACACACTTATTCATGCGTTAAGGAATTTACCTCCAACTGATTTGGCTAACTTATCAAACTATAAGTTACTAGAAAAGCTGAAGGAAATTTATAACCAAAAAGGGCAAAATTATTATCCAAAACCTCCTTGGATTTAATAATATGGGAATAGAAAAAGTCTTAGAAAATCCCCACGTCACCATCAGCCGTTGTAAACCCTTTCAAAAAGCTAGTGGTGAGTTGCATTACCCTTATAAATACACGATTACTTATTGTTATTACAGCTGGAATCATGGAAGAGAATTTCACACAAATGATCCACTGAAATCAGTGATTGAATTACTCAATAATCTTCGCATTGAGCATAGTGTTGGAATCAACAATGGCATGTCATTAGAAGAAATAGACGCACAACTTAATCACTTATTAGAACAATAACCTTTTAGAGGAGCTGACTGCGCGCGCTGCGCCTTTCTTTGCTACTTTCTTTGGGCGTCCAAAGAAAGTAGGACACGCCAAAAAAGCCCTACCAATGCGAGGGCATCAGCAGGGCTAAAAATGTACGTAAATTACCTTCTACCGGGTTATACTTACTTTGCGTATCTCCTCCGATAGTTCAACTTTACGCGCCTTCAAAATCACTTTAAAGGCTTCCACAAGGGCATGAACCAAACGCGGGTTTTTGGTTTCAAAGTTTTTGCGGCTACTATCATATATTGCAATCGACGCCCCGTGATACTCTTCTTCTTCCGCACCAAACGAAAACGCTCCAATTTGCTCTAAAGTGTTATCTATTTTCGTGTAACTCTTATGTAGTTTTGTCAGTTGCTCAATGTCGTTTAGGGTATCTTCGACTTGCACCTCTTTCTTAAAGGCTTCGAGCCGTGCTTTTTCTGCCTCGGTGATTTCAATGGGTGGCGTTGGCTTTAAGTTGCCAAGGGGCGCGGGGCTGGCGTTCGGAGCCGTGGGCACCGTTGGGCTGGTTTTTGTTTCGCCCTTGGGCAAATCGTCTTTCTTCGGGGTGTTCTGTTGTGTTGCCATGATTTTGAAAAATTATAGGTAAAAAAATTGATTTGCGATTTACAAAGTACCTTCGTCGGCAAAGGAGTAATAGCCCGCTTCGGTCAAAATGATATGGTCTAAAACTTTAATTTCTAGCAGCTTTAGGGCGTCCTTGATACGGCTTGTAAGTTGAATATCAGGGGTACTTGGCTTGAGCGTTCCCGATGGGTGGTTATGCGACAAAATCACATGACTAGCCAATGAATCAACCGCTATTTTGGCAATCAGACGAACATCCGCTACCGTCTGACTTATACCACCTTGTGAAATTTTGGCGTAACCTATCGTCGTATTTGATTGGTTCAAAAGCAAAATGAAGAACGATTCAAAAATCCCCATATCATCCCCGTAAAACCGCCGAATAAAATCAGCACAATCCTTTGAGCTTGTAATTATTACCTGTGGAAATTGGGTTTGATTTTTACGAAGTTCGTAACGTACAATGTTTGGTATTTGGTTAGTTATCATTGTCTTAGGCTTTAGAAATTGTTTGTTTTATAAAAAAATCAAAGGCGCGTTGGGCATCGGCGGCGGCTTCCCACAGCATACGCGGTTCAGCTTTTAGGGTTTTTAACCATCCCTGTAAGTAGGCGGCGGCGTTTTGCTGTACGTCCACGTTATCAATGCCAAAATGGTTGCACATAAAGCACGCGCCTAGTTCTGCAATTAATTCCTCTTTAGAATAATTAGCGTCGCCAAATTCTTGGAAGTCGCGAAGCGTGGCCCGGTTCAATCGTTTTGCATGGCCCGAAGAATGTACCAGTTCATGAAAAGCAGTTGCGTAAAAATCTGCAGAATTATAAAACTGATGAATGAGCGGCATATTAACGAGGTCATTTACCTTGTCGTAATAAGCGTTATTCGATAGTTTCACCTGAATTTGTGGCTTATCTGTCAATACATTTATAAAATTGTCAATTTCCAGAAAGCTGTCGTTTTCGTTCCAAACTGTCGAAAACGGCCGTAGTTCTATTCCTTCTACATCCGACATATTAAACACCATGTCATACTTGATGTAGTACACCCTTCGGATACTTGCGAGCGTTTGAGGTGGCAAGTATTCTAAATCCGTTTCCTCGTACTGGTTACCGTTTGAGTCGTACCAAAGGCTTTTTGAAAAATACAGCCGGTGCGCTTTACTTCCTTTTTTGACCTTTCCCCCGTTTTTTATTATTTGGTTAAACGTGGCAAAAAAAGGCGTCGGGTACTGTTTCAGAAAGATGAGAAAGGCGTTTATACCTCGGTACTTGTGGCCTGAAAAATAGTTTTGGGGTGGCTCAACAAAACCCCAATTCATGCGCCAAGGCGCAACCCCCTTTTCAATTTGGGCAATAACCGTCCTGGTTATCTCCTCGAAGACAACTTCATTTTTCATCGTTTTTACTCCTAAGTGTTTATGTTACAGGTATTAAATTACGAATTTTTGGGGAATTGACCAAGTTTTTAAGCAGAAAAAATACATTTTTTTTCTGCTTAAAACCCTAAAAATCAACCTTTTGAAAAGTTCCTTCAACTTTTCAAAACCCCATCGGAGACGAACGACCCGCCAACGCACTGAGGAAAAGTGCAATTGCACTGGCAGGGAATGCCGCGAAATGTGATAAGCCCACCCCCGCAGCCGCGAAGGTGGGCTTCAAATCAAGCACCCACAAATAAATAAGACTCATCAACATTGTACCCGTACTCCCTTACTACAAAAGACCTTATATAACTGTGAACTTTGAGCATAGGTAAGTTTGATATGCCCCTACTACATAGCAACGTCAAAGCCTATACGCTTATTCTTTAACAGGAACTTGTTACATCCAACCAACAACGTATCTACTGAGTCAGTGAAGTGGGTGGTTTCTCTTTGGTCTATCTTGAGGTCACGTTCTTTACTTTTATCCTTCTCGTACCCCTTAGCTCCCTGCTTGATTTGGGCTAAACGCATGGCTGTTAATAGATATTCGTTGTTGCCTCTGTTAAATATCGTTCTGAATATTTCGTCGTTTCCTCCCTTGAGTGCTACACCCCAATCTTCAAATCGCTTTTGCGGGCTTGGTGTATGCCCTATGTAACAACGTTCTACTTTCCAGCCGTTTTCCTCAAAAATGGTTGTTACTTCATCAGCATAGGATATATCACTACTAGCAGTGGTGGCAATGGCCGTATGGTCATAGAAGTAGTACACAATCTTACACTTCGTAAAACGATAGTAGTCAATGAATTGATGGATTAGGTTCTTGAGTCGTTCAGGGTGCTTGACATACATGGAGTTAATCACCTTGAGGTCGAAGTGCATAGTTTGCCCAATCGACATGGTGCTGATAACAGCCCCATAATCCAGCCCAATTGCAAGGGGAGCGTGCGGGTTAAAATCGGCATCCTTTCGGCAATCGTCGAACAAAAACCCTTCTTCTGACAATACTCTATCTATGTTATCATCGACGTACTTATAATCTGTTGCATCGTAGCAATGCAACTTATCACGCAAATCTGGATAAAATGAGTGCTCGGTAAGAAATGGGCGCTTATTGAGAATCGACGTGAAGAAAACGAAACTAGGTAGCGTACGCTTGAGGTCAAGGATTTGCTTGATACCAAAGCCTTCCATGTTGTCGTGCCCCTTAGGCTCATGGTAGAAAAACGTACTACGACGAATTGCATCCCAATACGTTTGAAGCCTCGAAATCCTTTCTAAAATGCCCTTACGTCGTGATTCGTGGGCAATGAGTAACTTTTGGAACAGCTCGTAGATGTCAAGCTGAATATCCAAAAGCAATTGCACACGCTCAGGGTGAGACGATTTTTCTTCCTCCAGTACCCACATCGTATCTTGGTCAGTGGGCATATCAGTAGTCCAAAGCCACGAATGGAACTCTGGTAAATGCGCAAACGACAAATGCGTATCACCACGGTTGGCCTGTCGGAGCTCAGTGTCAATGCTGTTCTTATCAAGCAATTTTTTTTCATCACCTTGCACCCAGTGCAAAGTCATTGAGTTGGCCGAACCCTTGCGGTCCTGGCTAATAAGTTGCATTGCCGCGCCTGAGCGCGTGGTGATGGCGTGGCTGTAATCGAGGGTTTCGCCGTAAGGCTCTGGAATGCCCAGGTGCTTCGGTGGCCGCTCCTTGACCCAAAAGTCAACATTGCGCTGCCATCCCAAATCTTTCCATCCCTTAATTAAGCCTGGCATAATATTCTCAAATAGCTTGAGGTACGATTGACCCACAAAGCCGCCACGTGCGCCTGGCATTCGTGTGCAACACCGATAGGAACGATAGGCGTGGATTTTCTCCGTTTTTCCAGTACCACGCGGCATGACAAGCGTCATTTCATTGGCATCAACGAGCATGGCCTTGAACTGCGAAAGCGTTCTGTGCTTTACGAAGAACTTTTGCTCCTCAGGCAAAAGAACCTCGTTGGCAACCTGTCCGAGCACAGCGGCCGACGTCGGATTCCACTTAATAAGCTCTATTATATCATCATTCGACACCATACTCATCGTCCTCCAGTTCTTTTTTCAACACTTCAAAGCTTTCAATCTGCTCTTGTTGCTCAGCATCAATTTTCTTTAGCTCAAGGGCAATGTCAGCCAATAGATTTGGCCGTTTTTGAGCCCCAATAAGGCTAGGGTCGAAGTTGAAAATATTGATAACAAGCGTTGAACCACCACCCGAATCGGTTGGCTTATCTACGCCAATGATCTTGATCAAATTGCTGTGCTCACGCGCCATCACGTCCCTATCTTTCACCGTGTTGGCCGTGGCCGATTTCTGAGCATTGTCCTTAATACTATGAATCAGCCTGATTTTCTCAAGCTCCACATTAAGTGGATTGAGATATACGGTGAGCATCTTTGCAAGCTGCAAGCAATGCCGAATTTTGGTTTTTGATATGGTTTGCCCATAACTAGAATCACTAATTTTTTTGATAATCTTATGGTCTTCCCAGTAACGACTTTTCCTGTCGCTGAGCAAATCCAGTGCTGCGCTCACCACCAAAGCAGTGGATTCAAGGTGAGTAGGTATAGGATAGTTTTCGTCTTGAGCAGCTCTGCGTAAGGCAAGGAACTCCTCAGACTGTTGTAATTTCGATAAGTTCATTACATTGATGTTTTTGCGTCTTGCTGTAGCTTGAGAGCGAGAGCCTGAGCAGGGCTAGAACCTTGCTTTGCAAGCCTTATAATTGCTCCTTGAAGCTCAGCTTCTGTCATGTATAAGCCACGATAGAAATGCTTATATACCTGAGAATCTTCATCCTCAAGTTCATCCCGAAAATCGTCTTCATCCACGCCAATAATGATGGCAATGGCCCGGGGCGTCATGTACCTGCCTGCGAGGTCTTGTATTTGATCCAGTATTTCTTGTGATAGTTTCATCCTTCAAATGGTTTTTCGCCTTTGAGCTCTGCCATAATCCACTCACGATGCAGCTCACAGACTGCCCTTCCTGCTGATAATACCCCCGCTTCGATGCGTGGATTGTTGGTATAATTCGAGGATCCTACGATACGCACTGCCCAGGTATCGTTAATAAGCACGGTTACTTTTGCGTGGGAATTACCAATACCTACACTCGTAAAATGCTGCTGTACGTAATCGTGTACGCCAGGGTATCGCACCTTGATACGATAATCAAACAGGCAATGCAGCTCGCGAATAACCCCTACTTGCATAGCTTCGACTAGCATCCGCGCGGGCGTCTCGCTCATCGACCACGTGGCCACGTACAAACTTGCAGGGCCAATCAAACTGAGCAGGTGAAATACCAACTCATGGGTGCTCCACTCACTCAAGCTGACGAAATCGTAGCTTTTGCCCTGCTCAATGGAGGGAAAACACTCCGTAAGCGCGTCTTTCACCTTGCACTTCACAAAGCTCTCGACGAACGTTTCGGCGGTCACTGGTGATGAGCGCTCTGTAAGATTAACAGCTATGTCACTGACTCGAAATAGCATCTTTCAAACCTTTCATCTTTTGTTCGATGGCAAATAGTTCATTGAGCCACAACTGTCGCTTGGGGCTACCATTGGAAGCTGTTCGGCTCAGATAGGTTCTAAGCGTATTGCGTCGAGTATATAAATCGCTGATTGATTGTACCGCAAGTGCTGCTGTTTCGGGCAAATAACCGTTGGCTTCGTAGAAATCACGAAGGCCAAAGATTTCGTCCAAGCGTGGTGTAATGCGCTGCATAATTTCCAGTGCAATTTCTCCAAGCTCCTGAGGTGTATCTAACTTTCTTTCAATGAGTTGCCTAGCTCTCTCCTTCAGTGCCGTGCGCTCATCCATTAAGCTGCCAGCTTCTCGTAGTAGCTGCTGCAGCTCACTTGGTCGAGCATCAGCTTTCTGCTGAGCTTCGAGCTGAAGGTGCTCAAGCAGCTCCTTGAGCTCAGTACTGAGCAATGATCGACGATGGCGTTCGGTACCATCGTTGAAAAACTTCTTCAGATAATCATTGGTACCATACTTTTGGTAGAGCTGCACCCCTTCGTAGTAGATTTCAGACTCAAACCATTTTTCTATTTCCTCAATTGCTTTACTCATGGCTATTTTGAAAAAAAGCCGACGTGCGAGGCACAATCGGCTTTTGAAAGGTAGGGTTTAGGGTTTACTTCAGGTAAGGCACTTCGTCTGGAAATTTTAAGAGAAATTCCTTTTGCTGTTTGGTCAAATTGTTAAGATCGTATTCAACCCCCTTAAAAATGAACAGCTGTTTGAGCGTTTTTTTCTCTACCTCTTTATTAGGTTTTTCGGTGGTCATTATTCTTCTTCAGGTTTGAGCGGGATAGCTCCTGTGTACAACAATTTGAAAGGTTGCTTCACCATCAGCTCACCATTGTACCCGCGCCCGTGCTCAGTCGTGATCGGGCCAGTTTTGTAGTCAAGCTTAATGGCTACGTAATGGAAAGGATCGCCCAACTGATTGAGAGTCCCATCGTTGTCAGGAATCAAGGCTACAAACGCATCAGAGCGACATACGTTCGCCAAATAATTAAGTTCCTTAGTGTTCCCTGGAACAAAAATTTTCACTGATCCATCCCATCCACCAGCGTCGCGGCCACCCAAAGCGGCCAAGTCAAGTTCACCAACCTCAGGAGTAGTATAGAATTTCGAGAATCCTCCCCCTGATTTCGCAACAAAAGCTTGAGTGTGAACAAACTTATCGTCACCTGTAGAATTCGCTGCAGGTGCTGACCATGTTTGAATGTCACCAACTGACATGAAATACCCAATTTGGGCAATACCACCCATATTAGATGATTCATCACCCCAGTTGGGAATTAGGTTTTTGTACGATGCCATGGCTTAATTGGTTACTTCGACTAATACCCCCGATTGTTCTTCTACCAATTCAGCTGCTAATTTTTGATCGTTCGCAACGTCACTGGCTGTATAGGATTTTCCTTTGAAGTTAAAACGCGGAATCGAAACCGTGTAGGTCTTTTTCCCAATTTTCACCGTTTGGGCTTTTGGTGAAGCCCCTTTCTCTGCCTTTAGCTCAGCGACTTCCGCCTCCAAGCTGGCAATAATTTTGTTTTTAGCTTCCAACTGTTGACTCAAGTCCAAAATTACTTTGTCTTGTAAATCAGCGGCTGTAGCAGTTGTGTTCTGTCCTTCCATGTGTATAGTAGTAGGGGCTTTGGCACGTGGCCGCCACCCCTTTTTAGGTGGGTTTTCTTATTCTTGATCGTTGACGATAAGGTAGCGCAAATCGTCAAACTCAAACGCCAAGGTGAACTTCATAATGGTCTTGAAGCCGTGCAACGTATCTACGCGGTTCCCCCAAACACCCATGCTGTCCAATGAGTTGGTACCCATCACCATGTTGTTGTCTAAGGTCACGATTACACGTTGGGAAGTACCCAACCAGTTTACAGGCACGATTTGTCCACGCCGCCCTGAGTCGATGATGTACTCTTTCGAAGTAGCCAAGTCCCCTTCTGTGTAGAAGGCACCTGCATCTTTCTTAGCGCGTAAGTGTTTTTGTCGTTTCTCATACACATCGTTGGACATGTAAAACTTCACGCCCTTTTGACGCATGAGCTCTGGTACCGCCGCCCACATCACGCCATCAATTTTATCCAACGCATTGGTGTTGGTGATAGCACCCGTTACAGTTACTGAAAGTTGGCTATTGGCAATTTCTTTTTTCAAAACCGTTCCCCAACCGTCACAGATGTATTGGTTGGAGGCCCATTGCCATTTCGCTGGATGGGTAGTGGGAGATTGGCCTGCAGATGTTGCAGAAGTACACTTGTAATATTGCTCAAGCGGACCAAAAACAACTACATCACCAACTGCATAAGTAGAGCCCGCGTTGAAGGCAGTCGCCACCGATTTGTCCTTCATATAGAAGGCATTTACTTCGACTTCTTCGCCAACTTTTTCCATCTGGTTGCGCCAATACTCTTCAGCGAACAAAGGCGGATGCTCACGGGTAAGATCTCTTTGACCTTCGTACAAAAAGGTGTCGGCGAACTCTTCAGAGTTCACTTTCAAGATTTTCATCGCCTTGCGCGGCGAAATGCTACGCAAGATGAGTGAACCATCTTTCAAGTCAGTGTCTTCAATGTTTGGGTTGTTGGGTTGCAACCCATTGAGGGCGGTATACCCCCAAAGAATCTTATCGACAGTAAGATTCGATACTATTCGAATACCAGGAGTGCTGGTAATCGAAATCGAATTGTAAAGCGTCTTCAGAATTTTAGGAGTGTGCTGCCCCTGATAATTCTGAATGGCTTGAACGTTCGTTAATGCCATTTTTAAGGTGGGTTTAAGTTTTTTGGCTGTTAATTTTTAATGTGTTACTTACCCTTTTGAGCAAGCCAAATTCTGCGCATTTCAATGTCTGCTTCGCTCAAATGGGCCTCAGGGTCGGTGTTCGTGTTTTCAATTTTCTCCTCCTTTTTGAAGGGTTTCGTTGGCTCAGAACCAGGCGTTTCGTAGCCTTCCAATTTGCTTTGGAGTTCTTGCGTTTTGGTCTGCGCGGCTGTGAGCTGCGAATGCAATGCTTTGTACTCAGCGCTATCTTTTACGTTGGCAGTGCTGGTTGACTGTTGCTGCCCAAACGACTGAAGCAATTCAACTAGGCCGCCTAAGTTTGCGCCTTGAAGTTCTGCTACAGCTTCGTTGATTTGAGCTTCAGTAATATCAGCCGCAGCTACATTGCACAAGGCTTGCAGCTTCGGCATTTTCATAAATCCGAACATGGTATTTTGGGGTTTTGAATAATTTGCGGAAAGATTGAGAATGCGGCTAAAAGCCCCATCCATACGGCCAATGCCGTCTATTAGCCCATATTCAAGGGCCTGTTTCGCTTCAAATGCGCCACCAAGCAGCACAACCTCGTTGATCTTATCGCCACGTGCTTCGATGACACGTTGGCGAAACTCCAAAGCAATCGTCTCAGCTTCTTCCTTTAGAAGTTTCAGATTGCCTTTCTTGGCTTCGCGAGTTGACTTATTTTTCTCGGGGCTAGAATCGGCATAGACTTCTTCGATTATGGCGCCCATTGCTTTGTATGCTCCGTCCCAGTTCTCGAAACGGATATAGGCACCGATTCCCCCTACCGAATCGGTTTCATTGGAGCAAAGGATAAAATCAGTCTCACAAATAGCCAGGTAATGGCCGCTATAGGCGGTGCCATAGTCCAAAAATGCCCCCACGGGTTTGTTTCTGCGCTTTACGGCATCCGCTACCATGTAGGAGGCGCGGCGCTCGCCACCATAGCAAGCTCCACAACGAAGAACGACCCCCTTGCAACTAGGGTCTGCATACGCTTTGTCCAGCGTATCGGCATAGTACGCAGCGCCATACGAGCGTGAATAGCTGCTACGCCACATGACTGAATCAAGATCAATCAACCAGATTGATTCGCCTTCAAGGAGTGTTTGCGTAACGTCTTCGTTCTCATTATCGTCCTCGTAGTCAGCCCAAAGCTTTTCGATTTTCTCGAAAGTCTTGGGTTCAGGCTCTTTGAGCTGCTGTAAGTAATCAGCAACGTTGGTTTCAAGTGCTTTAGGCACCAACCAACCACTGCCAAGCAGCTCAGGGATAATATTGGAGAAAGGTCCAGTCGTTTGCATGGTGCAACATTACACGATGCAAAGCGCCTAAAAAATGAAAGTAAGTAGGCCCCAAAAAAACGAAAAAGGACAAGTCAATGACCTGTCCTTCTGAATTGTTATAGTGATTCCGTGCCTAACCTTAAAATAGGCGGTTTCTCTTCGACCGTCGTAAACCCGTCGCGTATCGCTACAGTTCCAACCGTATCGGGAGCCAATGGAAAAACGTCCCATGGCAGATACGTGATTCCAGTATATTCAAACTCAAATACTGGAATCACGTATTCGGATTTGATTTCGTGGACAACTGTAGCATCTTGGGTTTGCGCTCATTGCCAATGAGCCAATCAAAATGACGAAGCCCAAAGACAAAAACACAAAAAATGCTTTCATAAAAATAGTTTTGGTGGTAAACAGTAAAAACTAATTGTGAGCACAAGAATAGGGCTATGCACCACCAAAAAAAATGAAAGTAAGGCTAAGCCCTAAAACGCATAAATTCCACTCGCCGACGGTGTACGGCCTTCAAAGCTCACTGTAAAACCGCGCTGCCCTGCCATAATTCGGTCAGAATCAAAATCGGTCTCCATCTTGAGGCCATGCCAGGGCGTGGCCACGAGCCTCCAGTCGCCGACGTGATCCTTGGTGCGCACGATAAATCGCCGATCTTCCGCCCACTCGAATACATCCCTAAACTCTTCATCATCGCCAGGCACTACGCAGCCCGCAGACGTGTCGTAATAAGGCCCTGCATCAGCTCGTTTTTTGGGCTCCTTGAAAAATAAAGTTTCGGGAATGCCATATATATTAAACCAGCGCCACCCCTCAAAAAACAGAATTTCGTTGGTGTAGCGGCCACGGCTCTTGGTCGTCCATTGGCGCACGGATTCCACTGGTGCCCATTGGATGAGCATTACCCCCGCAGGGTTGGTGTTAGGAAGTTTTCTAACAATATCTCTCATTATTGTACTGTCATTTCAAAGGGGAATGCACTAAACATCTGTACTGTCCCTTGGGAACGGTGATTGTGAAAAGTGCGAATTTCGCGTTCCATGTCCAGGCATTCGGGGGTATAATTATACTTCCGACGGAACATTTCATAGCCATCGTTTTGGCCTACCTCACTCATGTACTGGTAGAGTTCTTGCCGTGCAAGCGTCTCCACGTATTTCACCCAGGGGCGGGTTTCCAGCAGTGAGAAAATAGTTTGGGGTTTTGTTGGGGTAAAAAAATTGAACCGTCGATGGTGAAACTGCGCGATTGATATAGGTAGCTGATGCCATTTTGGGATCAGCTTGGTATCTTCTACTCGTGGACATTGGGCAGTCCAGTAGAGATAGTTAGTCAATAAGCTGCTCCATTCTATGTGAAGTGGCTTATTTTTCATTTTGGCAAGAAGCCAAGGAGCGGCAAGGTCGCTCACTTCGATGACAATTTCAATGCCAGGATTTTTCATTAGGCTGTAGGTGGATTTAAGCACTTAAATTACGATAATTTAAGTACATTATTGCAGCCATTTACTATCTATTTGGTCTATTTTTGTAAGGCTTTTGTACGCAACCTGCCTTTGTCTGAGGTTGCCATCTCGAAAAACTCGAAACAGCTCCCAATTCACAAATGCCGTGTTGGTCTCCACGTGTAAATAATTATCCATTACCAACGAGTTCAGATATATTACTGTAAGCGTAACAGGCTTGCACTCGGGCTTTGGGAAGTATGTCCAAGTTATCTTCATACGTCTCTAAAATGTATCATTACACGACTTTTTTACTAGCACTTTTCAATGAAAATGAAGTAGTTATGCTTTCGATGTACAAAAAAAATGCACCATTACATCGGCGTTTTTACTAGCTTCCACCTTTTATCTGGAGGCATATTTCTTCGCTTTTTTTTGACTAGGAGTTGCTTCCTAACATTAATATTTAGCCAGTGCTTCATTCGCTTACCTTTCTTCCTGACAAACTTTATTGAGAGGTTGAACTCATTTGCAAAAAATTCTATCAGCGCTTTACGGCTAAATTTTTTCTTTCTCATGTGTAAAAAGCTTGATTAATAATCCCACAAATTTTTACTATAAGCCCGTACTCATAAGTATTTTCTTTGATTAGAGCTTGCATTTGTTCATCTTCATTGGATGGATGAAACCAGCAATCGAAAGCTAACGCTTGCGTTCTTGTGAGCTTTAGCTTCCATTCATCTTCACCACCGAAAATCAAATAATCATCGACCCTTTTCATCAATTTTTGGCGAATTTCCATCAAAGTTGACGCAACAACATAAGCGCCTGGATCACTTTTCAGCGATTCAATGCTCGTTTTTTTTAGGACTCCATCAATAATCCTATAAATAGCCATTGTCGATGACTTATTCATATCCAGCGAAATGGTCATTCTGTTTTGTTTGGGCTTGGTTGACATCTTTTTTAGATTTGTCGTTGGAAGCTTTCGCAAGCGGTCAAACTAAGAAATAACTACTTGCCAGTCTTCTGCCAATACATCGGCTTGAGACGTTACCCACGGCAACACCTTATCATCGGCCGTCTTCATTGCTAGAAATGGCTGCAAAGGATAGTTGTCGTTAACTCCGTTGGTGTACGTCCAGTATGGACGGCAGTGTTTGGCAGTTAAGCCATTTTCTCCAATAAGGAAAATGTACATTCCTTTACCATTCCAGCCCTCACGCTGTACTTTTTGTCCAAGTTTAAGGGCTTCGATAGCTTGCCCAAAAGTTAGCTTTTGCATATTTTTTTTGTTAAAATGAAAGTCTATGATTACATCCATACACTGATGGCATTGGGTTTTACAGTCTGGCGGTTGGTATTTTTTGATGTTGCTATTATTTTCAATAAAAGACTCACAATAAAAGTTAGGCTTTTTCATTTTATTTCAACTCCTTTCATCTTACAAGAAATTAACAATTGATTTTTTATTAGCCTTCTCCCAGTCTTCAACCAAAGCATCACGCTTTGACTTTAAGGTATCTATATTTAGATTCCATTCCTCCAAATGAATTTTTGGTGTGTAAACTTCAATTTTAACTTGAATATGTCTAATCACTCCACCACCCATAAGATAAATCTCAAGATACATTTCCCTTGATATACCATCACTTTTTTGCATTGCTGGACCGATTGCAGCAATGTTTCGAAGGTTCAAAGTGTGACCTGTAAAAATTGTTTTAACCATCGTTTTATTTTTTCGTTTGATTTAGTATAAAAAGTGACCATTCGTCACCAATTGAGCTATCCGATTTTGGCTAGTCAAATCAGTATTGTGAGTTACATCGTGGATAGACGCTTCGAGTACCAAAGGCCCCCATTCCTTAATCTTCTGCTTCCAGTGGCTCTCCCAATAGCTCGGTGGATAGCCCTGCTTACCACGGAGTTTGTAGAGATACTGGTTATCATACATTTTCTTGGGGGCTTCCCAAGGCTTCATGTTTGTAAATTTCACTACCACGGCCCTGGTTGCGTAGTAGTGCTGCGCGCGGCGTTTGTCTTCAGATAGTTGTCCCATAATTGTGAGTGGTTAGTATGAATAGAAACCTTCACCCATTTCCGTCATCCACGATTCTACATAGACGATTTGAGTTGGGTTTGAGTCTTTTTGTTGCTTCTTCTGCGCTCTGATGGAGAGCCTATGTATCTTTTTCGGCTCAAAATTCCGTGCTTTTTGCTCTAAATATTGCGCGCTAAACTTCGCTTCTACTTCCTTGCCGTAGGTGCGGGCCCAGTTTTGGTAATACACAAAAAGCTGAAGTTCATCTTTGCCAATGTGCGAGGCACGGGGCTTACCCGCCGCTAGGCGTTCAAAGTCAATTCGAGCGCTGTTAAGTAGGAATTCGACCCTATTTTCCCGTTTTCGGAGCGAATCTTTGGCAAACCATTCGGCGGTTCGCACAAATCCGAAGTTATTTTTCTGGTCAAAGTACCCTAGCTTTTTCCGACACCTGTACGGCATATCGGGCGATCGATCGGGGTGCTTGTCGAACCACTGTTTGGCAAGCTTCATCCTATCCATGAGCTCGTTATAATAATCTGCCCAGGCTACGTCGCTCTGAGCCACCGCAAAATTTCCAAATACTCCTTCGTAAATCTCCAAAATGGCTTGGCGTTGGTCTTCCTCCGTAAATTGGCAACGTGGGTAGAGCTGCGTCTTGGCCACCTTCCAAAAGCCCGTTGTGAGGTTTCGGAGATAGTTCGGCAACGTTATCCACATCTGTTCAAGGGCCGAATATTCGGCCGCCGCGCGCCCCCCCTGTCTTGTTTCCGTGCCTACAGGCTTATAAGAAGCAGGTTCTTGGCCATTTTGCCCATGACTGCGTGGATCCTTGTTGTTTCCGTGGTCATGTTTCCCTGTTTGTCCACAATCTTCCGCTCTTATTGTAGTTGAATATTGTATCTGTGGATTATAAATAGGCGGCATTTTTTGCCGTACTGGCGAAACAGAGGGCAATTTTTGGGCTGCTACCGCAGGCGCTGTTTCTGCCTCCCCAAACAAGATTTTCGACGAAATCCATAGTTTAAACGAGTGCTGGCGGCCACAGAACGAATATTTTTCGACCAGACCCACAGCGATCAGCTTTCTGATGTGGTCGTAGCAGCTTCTCCCCGATCGGCTCAGGCGAGCACCAAGCTCTACCCGATTGGTGGTTATATAGACGTCGTCGGGCCTAGCCATGCCATGCACCACGGCGTTGGCTTTTGCCCAGGCTTGCGCGTAGAGCGCGATTAAGTGCATTCCTGTGGCCTTTACGGAACCTTTTAGCGAGCCTTTTTTCATTACGAACTCTTTCGTAATAACCTCACCATCAACCGTTACAGACGTTCGCTTTGAGACGAACGTTTCACAATTTTCGTTGTACTCTTCAACCCGCGCGCACCATCTTTTGATGGCCTCACTGTAGTTGATTTGTTGCGTTAGATTCATTTTTGACATAGTTTATCCATGCGACCTTCAGGGGGGCATTACTCCCCCTGAGGCCACGAACTTGACTGGCGTCCTCGTTGGGGTGGTCGGGGTATCGAACCCCTTGTATCATCTTGGGAATGATACAATACCTGTAAACCACCTTTTTAACACACTAGCACTCAGCATGGCCAAGGCTAGTGTTGTTTTTCTTCCTAAACAAAACAACCTAACTTAGTAGCGGGGGCAGGACTCGAACCTGCGGCCTCGGGGTTATGAGCCCCGCGAGCTACCAACTGCTCTACCCCGCTTAGGGCTACTCTACTCTCGCTTTGTGCGTCTTGCTACGTTGAGAAATTGGCCCAGGGGCATCGCCCCCGGGCAATCCTATCCTTACTCAACGTTATGAAAAACTCTATTCTTTTTGAACCTCACCCACGTAAGGATATACCTCAAGAATTGGGGTAAGGTTGACATCTGTAATTTCGTAGGGAATCAGTATTGTCGCCAAGCTCTTTTCAATGCGCTCAATGGCCTGTTTGGGGCTATCGGCATTGACGAGCATAAAGCTGATGTATTTCTTTTCTCTAACCGCGCCTCTACTATCGTCGATAGATATGTAAACAGTTTTGCATTTAAACCATTTCTCCCCGCCTTCTTCCTCAAAATGAAACACATCCGAGAGCTTCATTTTTGATATTCCGAAGATTGTGAAATCTGGTAGGCTCCGATTTTCGGATACCACTTTGTGTGCCCTGGCTTCCGCATCAGTAAAGCTAACACAATCAATTAGATACGACTCAGTGATTGTTTTTAGGCCGCCGTTTTCTTGCTCCTGTTGGTATTTTATTTTGACTAAGCTCCAGCTAGGCATTTTGTTTAGTGGTTATGGTTTGACTTTCTTCTCTTCCACATAAATCCAACTCTATGTAAGCATCCATCTCAATCATCAATTTCACCTCCCAAAATGCCCTCACCATCATGCCTCCCATGAATATACGTTTCCATTCCGAAGCGTGGTCGTATCGTTCAATTTTCTTTTCTAACTTGGAAATTTTTCCAAGGTGAACATTAAGTCTATCCACGATAGACTTTGCCCAGGCATTAGAGTTTTGCATTTTCGATATCTTTAATTTTGTTTTGTATTGCCATTTTTGCCTGCCAAACGGTGCAGTTTTCGCTTACCGCCACGGCAGTTTGCTCAGGCTCAAACACATAAGCAGCTTCTACCGAGCGCAACGCCTGGACAAAACCCAACAGTCGTGGTTCAACCTTTGGAAAACCATCGGCTTGTAGCTTTTGCTCAAGCTCTACATAGACTTGGCAGTTGGGATGAATCTCCGATTTAAACCAGTGTCTCATAGCTTACACGTTCTTTTATGGCCTCCAAGAGCTCTAAGACTCTTAAAGGTTCGGTTACAGGCGCACTTAAATTCTGTTGTTGCTTCCAGCTCCAGTACTGGAGCTGCTGTAGGAGCGGCTGCAGGTCGTTCAAAATAGCCCTTAAAAAAGTAGCCCAGCGTTGTACCTGAGGCAGTTACATGCCTCAGAATGTTATCAAGCTCTCTACGCCCTAGGTATGGGTTTCCAAGGTTTTCTTCGGCCATCAGCCGATCCATCGCCTCATTTGCATCTTTGAGGCGATTGGCGTTAGGAAGTGCTAGCATCACGTTTGCCATTAGAACATACGTTTTGAGCCAAAAGTAAGTGACCCTAATGGTCCCGTCTTATAGGCTTCATCCAACATTTCTCTTAGAGAATTTTTAGGATTGACATCAAAAGAAGCCTCAAATTGTCCAGTACGTTCGGTCACATAATCAAGCCAACTAAATTCGTCCCCTTCATCCGATTGCATCATTCTATCGATCGTAGCCTCGGTAAAGCCTGCTAGAAGCCAAAATTTACCATCTGTGCCATTTTTGACGGCTGCGGCTCTCAGCTCTTGAAGCATGAGCTTTATGGCACGGAGCTTTGCCGTTTCCGAGTTTTTAATGCTTGATGGCACCTCTGCTGGCGCCTTACTTGAGTCGTCTAAATTTTTCATAATTACTTTTTTCGTATTTTAAATATTATCCAAAGGCTCGTCATTATTTCAAACAATATTAGTCCGTACAATACCCATTTTAGGAATAGTAGCCCGTAATACACCCACTCAAGCGACGTTTTCATGCTGCTTTCCTCCATTTTGAAGCACGGTTAATCACCTCAAAATGAGTTTCTTTCCCAAAATGGAGCTTGTAGGCTTCGAGAATGGCACGCCTTTCGTGCTTGATTAGCTTCCCCTCTGAAAAGAAGGGCAGCCAATTTTCTGAACGCCACTTCCGCAGGGTCGTAAGGCCCACCTTGAGCACCTTGGCGGCTTCTTCCTCAGTGAGGATGTCGTCACCGTGGATGGTGGCACGGAGCTGGGCAATTTGCTCAAGCAAAGACTGCATCAAATCCACCGACTCAGCGGGGATTTGTAAAGTCGCCGAAATCTGTGTCATGGTACATCTATTGCCAATTGTTTAACAAACCATTCAGGCTGTTCGGCCTGAATTTTCGGAATCCAAACTCTCAATGCCTCCAAGAGCTCGGGAGCATCGCACCGACCGCGACTAGCTGCGTACAAAAGACGCAAACCATCCGCATTGTCAAAGTCAGGATTATCTTTGCAAAACTCACTTCTCCAATGGCGATTGCCATGCAGAATCTTCACATAAGATAGAATTTCCTCTCGACGCTGTTTTTTTGCCGACTGACCCGGGCGAAATTGCCGTTTACTCAAATCTTGTACTTCCATTGCACAAATTTTTTTATCTTTGCTTGTCAACTTTGACGAGATAATCAGCCCGTTTCTGATGACATTACAAATGTATGCAATAGTATTAGAATTTACCAAACACAACTCTAATACTATTAGTAATTTTTAATAATTCTAAATAATATATTTTTGTAAATGACTGTTGGTGAGAGACTTAGACAGGTACGAGGTTCTAAAAGCCTAGAAGAATTTTGCAATCCTTTAAGCGTGAAAGGAGGCAATATATCTAGTATTGAGAACGGACGCTCTAAAATGTCTATTGATTTGGCCATCGAAATATCTGAAGTCTACAGGGTCAGCCTCGATTGGCTACTGAAGGGAATTGGAACAAAAAACGGGGAGCCTGAAAAAGTAGAAGAGCCTCAGGCGGATTACATCACTATTAGCAAAGACGAGCTGATACAGCTACAGCGCCTAGCCCTGGGTAAGAAGGATGAGCAAATCGGCGAGCTAAAAAAGCAGGTCGCTCAAACAAAAAATATTGAGGGCGTGGCTACTGGGCAATAGCCTTAATTAGGCAAAATACACCCTTGCCCACCAAAGCGCTCCAATAAGTGTATTTTAAGCAGGGTAAAAAATCCATTCTATAAGGCATAAACAACCAAGTTATACTAAACAAATAGGTACAATTTACTCAATTCCAAAATGAAAATTCTTCTACTTACTCTCTGCATTCTCCTTACCTATATTAGCCATTCACAAGTAAAGGTTAGAGGCTACTATCGCAAGGATGGAACTTACGTCAGGCCCCATCAGCGCACACGCCCAAATAATACTGTCACTGATAACTACAGCTATAGAGGGAACTATAACCCCAATAATCATCAGGTAACTGGAGGCTCAAGCCCTAGCACTACTACTACAATTCCCGCACGGACATTTTCAGCTCCTATCACAATTACTGAGCCATCGGTTAACTATAGCAATTATGCTGTACAAATAGACACGTCGGTACATACACTTGAACTTGCCAACGAACTAGAATTTCTTCGCAAAAGTCCAGAAGTAAGGGAAGACAATATCATAATGGGGGTTCCCCAGCAAAGTATCATTGCAATTTATGACCTTACTACAAAGGGTTATACACTCGTAAAATTTCGAGACCAAATAGGTTTTTTCCCTACGAAATCAATTTTCGTTCCTAAGAAAAAGAGGTTTAAGTTTTTCTAGTAGCAATTTGTTACAGAAATGTTACACAGAAAAACAGAAATCAAAACATAATAGCAATATTCTCAGGCACTTAACAGCAAAAAAGAGTAATCCTAACGGGGTCACGAGTTCAAATCCTTCTTTTAAGTCATTCGCATCAGCCCTTATCCGTAAGGGCTTTTTTTATGCCTTCTTTATTCGATGCCCCCTTAACAATGCTCATAGTAATACCCTTTTTTTGGGTACTTGTGACATGTACTGGGTACTCAGCTTCGGGTACTTTTTACCGCTAACTAAGTTTATATCATATTCACATCTTTTAGTATGGATGTTGTGAACAAGAAATCAAACTTTTTTTTCACTAAACAACATACAATCATGCTCAAAAAAGAATGAAAATCGTCATTCGGTTCAAAGTTCGTTCAAAAAAGAACGCCTTGGCCAACACACCACACTACATCTATTGCCGCCTGACGGTGAACGGTATCCAAGCACGTTCTGACATGGCTACGGGCGTTCACTGCAAACGAGACGAATGGGATAAGAACTTCCAGCAAATCAAAGGCGATACGGAGGGAGTTCGGTTACAAAATCAGAAGCTGCAACAAATGCGGGACGATTTGGATGAAATATTCAACGAGTACCGAAAATACGACAAAGCCATCACCGCCGAAATCATCAAACAGGCATATCTAAACAAGAATGATGTAACACCACGAACGATTTTAGTGTGGTACAACAAATACATTGATGAGGACCTACGACAACGTATTCAAGACGACACCATAGATTCTTGGTTAAGCCGCCGAAATGTGTTATCGCAGTACATCACGGAGGTTTTAAAACGGAAAGATGTCGATATACAGGAAGTGACCGCCGCGTGGCTAAGGTCGTATCAAAAATATCATATCAGCAAAGGGAATGGCGCCGACCACGCCGCACGATCAATAGGAAGTATAAAAAAGGTGCTTGATTATGCCGTTATAGAGGGTGCTTTGAGCTACAATTCGACCGTTTCGTACAAACCACCCCGAAGCAAACGCAGCCCAATAAAATACCTTTCCGCAACTGAGGTACAGCAACTGGCAACTTGCCCTTATTATTCTGACCGATTGCAAAGAATCGTGGACTGTTTTTTGGTACAAACCTATACTGGTATGGCCTACAATGAGCTATATACCTTCGATGCAAAAAAACACCTTACGACCGACGAACTTGGAATTGGCTGGATAATGATTCACAGGGGCAAAACACAGGAATTGTCCACCATCCCAATTCTTCGACAGACCCGCGATTTGCTTGAAAAATACAATTATAAGCTACCCGTAATCACCAATCAGCGCATGAACGAATACATCAAAGAGGCCGCTACGATTGCAGGGTTTCCGCTCGAAAAAGTGGAAGATTTTACAACGCACCTGGCCCGAAAAACGGCAGGAATGTTTCTGCTCAATTCGGGGCTAAGAATTGAAACGGTGTCCAAAATTCTCGGCCATAAATCCATCAAGGTCACAGAACGACACTACGCAAAAATTCTGACTTCGTCCATTGTAAAAGATCTAAAAAACAACGGATTGCTAGTTTAAGCAGAAACAGCCCCGTCACATCGGCGGGGCTGTTTCTGTTTATTGAAGCATCAAAACTTTATTCTTTTTCAACACATATTGTCTTTTTATAGGCTCTGTTGGGCAACAACAACTATCATTATGACGATATGCTAGGCCGCTTACATAAATCATTAAATTTGATATTGAATCTACCTTTAAAATCGGCTCACCACAATGGCTCCCTGCATTTAAGGAGTCAACCAAGAAATAATCGTTGTTTTTATTGATAAGAACTCCGAAATAAGACTGAAACCCGTTCCCACCATAAGGGCTAAAACTTAATCCTACCAAAGCATCTATCATATCATCATCGTTCAAGTCGGCGAAATATACCTGTTTCTTAAATACGGTATATGTACCGAACGGCCTCTCCAACGAATCAACGTTAACATCAAAATTAGACGGCAGGTAATTCGCTTCAATAGTAGAATCGTTTTCAGACAAATCAACTTTGCCAAAGCTACTTTCTTTCAAACTTGCAAAATGTATTGATTTGACCACATTCAAAACTTTTGTTGTATCACCTTTTTGATGGTGTTTTTGACCTAATTCGGAACAACTTGCAATGAATAATACAATGGCAAAAAAAATAACGTTCTTCATTGTCCTTTGATATTAAATGTAATTGTTCCCTTGGAAGTAGATAGTACATCATCTGATTTTGGCACTAACTTCATTTTAAAAACGGCTTGTTTATACAACTCCACGACTTTTTGGCTTACGGTAGATTCTTTTTTCCTCGCTCCAATAATATTTCCAATATCATCAACTGTAATTTCAAAAACAATCCTGCCCGACTCGTTAAAAACATCGTTCACCATTGGCCTTTCTCCAACTCCGAAACCAGTGACATTTAAAGCTAAACCCACTTTCCCAACACTTCTGTTTTGAATTTGACTTGGATGTATTTTATAATGACTCGGTGCGCCAATTACTGTATCGACAGCAGCATACTGCGTATTTGTACTTGAGATATTTGATTTCAGGAATGGTCCCAAAACTCTACTCCAATCACGAACAAAATTATCATACTCATTTTTTGCCCATTTTGCACGCGATAAAGGCAATTGATATGGCTTAAAAATATCATCACCAATTAATTGCCATTGATAAGCACGATTCATATTTGACCCACAAAACAATGACAGAAGGGTAAAATATCGCTCTAAAGACGGTGAATGTGTATCGGCGTATTTAGCCCTTCCCATAAAAATGGCATTTTCTAATGATTTAGCTGAATAGTACCAGTTAAGTATGGAGTAGTAAGCAATTTTTTGGGTTTCAGCCGCTGGATGCTTTAACAAAAGCCATAATGCAAATTCGTCCGCCAAATCTTCGTGTTTCCCCGTCGTTGCTAGATCAAATTGATGATCTATGGCATGACCTAATTCATGGTACAAAACCAAAACCGCCGATGCCGCCAATTTTATCCCCGCATCTTCCTTCCCATTCTTTTGAATCAGCTTATCAAACATTGCATTGATGTATTCATAACACATTTTTATATGACCACCATTACCCGTTGACTGGTAAAAGGCATTTTCAACACCACAATCACAGAAATATACGGGTATGTCCCGTGGGAAAGAAAGTGTGTAATTGGCATGGCGACGGAAACTTTCTAGCAACTGTGTTTGCTCCATCTGCTTACTAACGAACTCATATTTGCTTTTTTGGAATATAAAAATCAAGTCGCCTTTGTCCTGGGCAATGGCAGAGAATGAAGATAAAAGGCAGAATAATAAAACAGTTCTCATGTTAAAGAATTTAGGCCAAAAGTTAGTTATAACAAATTGGAACAACAACAAAACTGAGCAAACGGTAACAAAAAAGCCGCTCGGATTGAGTGGCTTTTTTGTTTTGGCTATTTCCAAACTCGGGTTGCGGCGGCTTTCAAATATGCCTTAGGCGACTTGATGCGATTGCCGTTTTTGCCGTCCAAGTAGGCTTGGGTAAAGGCTAATTCGTTGGTGCGTTTGGCCTTTGCTCCGAATTTCTTGTTTTGTGCAGTAGCCTTTCTTTTGGTTTTTGTGGTTTTGGTTTTCATAGTACTGTTTTATTGGAATTTAACGATTTCTAAAATACACAAACACTGCGACAATGAGCAATCCTACTACCCCCGCCCCTGTGTACCACATCCACGGCTTAATTTTCGACGCGGTGGGTTCGGCAACTGGCGCGGCCACGGGTGCGGGCACTTGTGTTTCAGGTTTCTTTTCTTCCTGTTTTTTTTCTTCGGGCTTCGGAGCCGTAAGTGCCAGGCTCGACGCTTTGTCAAGCAACGAACTTAAAGAGCCAAATATCCCGCCACTACTTCCCGACGAAGTGCCTCCGTTGATGTTGAAAAACGGATTGGTGGTGGTAGTTGTCGAACTGTCCCCGCCCGAACTTCCCGCGCCGCCACTGCCCGACGAAGTGCCGCCGTTGATATTAAAGAACGGGTTGCTGTCCGTGGTGGTGGTAGTGGTTGAATTTGTATTGGTGCCTACACCAATGTAATCTTCGTAAGTGAGGGTTTCTTCGGGTAGCATTATTGAGAGGAAATTAGGATAATACCATACGGGGCCATCATCGCACCAATTGACGCTATTTTTTGTGATTTTGTGCCACAAAAAACCGCTGAATAAAGCTGGTTGATTTTGGTGGCGTGTTGCTCTTCGGGTATCCCCGCTTTTGTGGCCGCATTGATAAGGTCTTGATAACTCACATTGCGAGCATCGACGGTAGCACCCGTATTGCTGACCAATTCCAAATAAAAAACTGGACGCTGGTTATCGGTCATTAGGTCAATGTCGAGCGATACACATTTAAAGCGAATCGTTGTCGCAGTGTCGGTTGAGAATCCTTTTTTTAGGACAAAAGGTTCAATTTGAAAGTTGGTTTGGCAAAAGGAAGATTCTAATGAAAGAAGCCCAAATGCAAGGATAAAAAGAATCTGTTTCATGTCAATTTATGTGGTTTTTGTCTATTTTGTTTAAAAGCCATTTGAGCAGTTTTCCGCCTTTTGAAAGCGTGCCGTTTGTGTTGTTTTGACTGAGTGCGTCGCTTATTGTTTCATATCTTCCAAACTCATATCCATACCCTTTCTTCATTGTATCGTTCCAAAATTCGTCTCCTGAAACATTTCCTAGTATGTCGATTGCAACCGCAATACGCTCAAAATAGGCGCTTATTTCGCGTAATGGCTTTGGCTTAAACAGTCGCTTTGTAACGTTGTAAATTACAAATAAGCCTGTGAGCAAATAGGTGAGTATTATGGCGACTATTGCAAGTAAGATGCCCATTAGTTCATTGAGGTTGATGTTACTTTTTGCCAAGAAGTTCCATTGTAGAAGCACAGCGTATTCAGGTCGGTATTATACGCCATCAAACCAGTGGCAGGTGACACAATTGCGTTTATATTTGCTGTAGTCATTCTCGGGGGGAGAAATCCTTGACTGGTAGAGTTAATTGCTACTCTTGCAGAAGGAATATCTGTGAATGTTCCACCATCCTGAAAGTGAAAGTTACCTGTTGTAGGAAAAAGCCTTGCAACGTTTTTGGAGCTGCTATTCGTAACGAAATTTAAGCCTGACCCGTTGAATCTCTCCCTCACTTCTTGAGTCGTAATGGTTATAGACGCGATGCTATTCCACGCACGCCCACCAGCTCCCAAAGACCCAGTGTTATCGGTTTGAGGCGACAGATTCCCCGTCACGGTCAAATCCCCGCTCACCCTTGCAGTTCCATTCACATCCAATTTGTATCCCGCCTTCGTCGTAGTACCAAGCAGTAGATACCCGTTTACATAAGTATGTCCTTGGTTATCTACATAAAAACGTGAAGTATGTACACCACTACCGTTTGCAGACGAGTTTGTTCCTAAGTCTAATAATAACTTACTGCCGCTTCCAACAGCTTGTTCGTAGGGAGAAACAAATATTCCTCTATACCCTGCTGTAGAGGATTGATTGATGGTTGGAACTATTGAACTTGCTGCTTGAACAATGTTTGTAGAAGAAATTAAACTTCCTGTTACACCATACCCTGAAATTGACGTGGCTACCGAACCGAAGTCAGTTCTAATAATCCCAACATTACTAGGAAAATTGTCTAAAGTAATATTCCTTCCAGTTGTATTACCTAGTACAATTGCTCTTACACCCCCTGTACCACTAGCTTCTGCCATAATGCTATAGATGTTCGCATTCCAATACCCCCTAACCCTTTCAAAATTAGTAGCTTGGTCGGATGTATTATAAGAAACCCACTGCGCTCCCATCGGCAGCGTTACCGCGTGAGTAGCAGACACAGAACCCCCAAAGGTATTATTGCCAGTCCAGCTATTTGCAGCTCCTAGTCGTCCATATCGCCCGTCTCCAAACGTCTGTACCCGAGAGTCGGTGTAATACAGATTACTCCCCTCCGAAAGTCCCGACGTACTTTGTGCGGCAAACCGCGCCGCCCACGCCGCTGTCCAGTCGGTTAAATCTTCAGTAGTGTGAGTGTGTAGATTTGGTGATTTATTTGCGGAATAATCAACCATTTTTCGGAGCACGAAACGAAGGAGCGAAGGCGTAATTTTACCACCTCCGTTTTCAACGATTGTCGTATCAATTGAGGTTTCTACCTCTACTTTTGTTTGTGCCCAGGCACTCATATTTAATAGGAGTGCCAAAATAAAGAATATCCGTTTCATGTTAAGAGAAATCATTGCTAAATCCAGATGAAAAATGAAGTCCTGAATAAGTGGGTTTTTGCTTATTAGTATTGAGAAAACGGTAATTGTTTTGAGTTGCGGCATAAGCACCCCCAAAAGCGTCCGAAAGGTGAAACAAGTAGTTTTCGGGGATTCTTTTGGGCACAACTACCGCTTCATTTTTTGCGTCGTTCTCGTCAGTTTCAATCCATTCGAGGATAACAAACAAAACAACCATCAAAAATAAAAGCGCCAAAAAGCCTATTATCCTTAGCATCATCGTAAGTGTTTTTTGAGTTTAAGCACTAGACTTGTGACGATAGCAGCTAAAAGCCCCGCAAGTGCCCAACGATTTTGATTTCGTTGTTTTCGATATGTTTCACAAAGTTGCTCAAGGTCAGACTTGTCTTTTGTAAGTTTTGTATTTTCCTCTTTTATCTTATAATTCTGAACAATCAAATTGGTGTTTTCGGATTCATACAAAGCCCCTTTTTCGGCTTTTTTGGTCAGTTCTACTAGTTGGGATTTTTCAACATTAATTTTTTGACTTTGGGCGGGTAAGGGCATCAATGCGACGCAAAAGGTCATCGTCAGAGATGTGATTATAAACAGAATCAATGCGTGCTTTTTCATAGCTGTACATTATTTTTTGGTGATTGAAAATAGAATCTTGTGAGGCTCGATAACTTCTGAGTTCTGATAATATTTGTTTTTTGGTTACGCATCCAGTAGCCAAAAAGATCAGGAAAAATAGCCGTTTCATGGGTTGAAATTTGGTTTGGTGAGTTGCCCTTTTTCCGCAGCGTCCTTGAAAAGTTTGGTAATCCAACTAGGAAGCAAAGTGGGGTTAATAGCATTGATGTTTTGTACGATGCTCCAAAATTCCGCCAACGCTACGCCCATGTACAAATAATCATCGACCGACTGAATCCAATCCGCTTTTTGGTTGTCAACCTTCATCTTGAGTAGGATTCCAACCCCACCGATGAAGAAAGCATAAGCCGCAATTTTCACAATCGTTTTTTTGAAATAGGTAGGCAAATCAAACTCCCCTTTTATAAGTGCCTTCACGGTTCCTGAAACATTATCAAGCGTAAAAAGCAACGTAATTCCTATTAAGAATTGAACGTCTGAGAAAACGTGCTCAATGATAAACTGCTTGAGTAGCGTCAAAATTGAAGCGGCCAATATCGTCGTCAACTTCATGTTGAACTGTACGAAATCAATCATGTGGTCTTTCATTTAACTATTATATAATTAACAGTACTATTATCGGTCGTAACTGTAGCGCCAGAAGTATTGATGGACGTTATGGTAATTGTATTAGCCGAACAAACGGCTTTGTAATGCGTTCCCAGTGTCCCTGACGTGGTAACGAGCTGCACAAAAGCTTTATCGGTGCTTGTAAGCCCTGTAACAGTAGCTGACCCAACCCCAGAAACAAGCGTAATTACCCCTAGGCCAGAACTATAGGTGGTTAAGAAGTTTTTTGCCCCGCCCTCGTGTCCTTGAAATTTGCCTGTATTAGAATTATACCACAAGTCGCCTGCTGAACTAGACGTTGGAGGAGAGGACAATGGCCCTAAATTTATTTGCCCTTCACTTTTAACTTCAAATCGAGTGGCATAAGCATTGCTAGACCTAATTTTGAATCCTCCATGAGACGCACTACCAGTTGCTAGGTCAAAATACAAATTAGAGCCTGTTGTTTGGCGAAATGCGAGGTCTCCGTTAATGTAGGTGGCAACAGAACCATCACCATTCAATTGCAGAGCTCCATTAATTAGAGCAGGCTGTGTAGTATTTATTTTTACTCGGTCTGCGGTTACACCTATTTTATTCGCTGCATTTGCTAGATAAATGCCATCGTTTTCGCCCTTTACAGACCCATAAGAAATGTTGACACCTTCAAAATCAATTTTTACGTATTCTCCATCGTTTCCAGCGCGCGCATAATCGGCACGAAGAACAATAGGTGTACTTGCTCTACTTGCATCTTGCTGATAGACTCTGTTTCCTCTATATCCTGTATTTGTGCCAGAAAAATAGTCTTTATTATTACGAAAACTATATAGTTGATTATCACTAGAATTTAGTCCAAAACGAATTTCCTCCGCACTATTTGTTTGTTCAGAATAAATTGTTAGCCGTGAATTACGTATTTTCCCTAAATAAACCCCCGCTTTTGTTTGATTACTTTGACAATTATTTTCAGCATAAATAAAAAGCTCTGCGTCTCTGAGCATACAATCATCAGTAACATAAATCCCTGAATATCCGTTGTTCTCACAATATAATTCGCCCTTTGTGACACTTATATTGTCATCCGTCCCCGAAATATAAAAGCCGTAACGTTTATTGTTATCAGACCTTACTTTTCCCCAATAACTACTATTCATGTTTGGAGCGGTTGAAGAAAACTGGAAACCATCACATAGAAAGCCATCAGCTCTAACATTCTGCAAATAACATCGAACATTTGTTGCGACAATAGCATTTGTCAACACGTCCGCATTTATATCGCTACCTACATATTTTAATGTTAAGTCAGTTATTTCGGTAAGTGCGTAACCCCCTGTAAGATTCAAAGCGGTTTTGTTTTTTGTGTCACACAAAAGTGTTGCACCCTGTGCGTTTATTTTTAGTGGTTTGTACAATCCATCATATTGATTCACTAGCGTATTTGTAATTCGATATGAAACAGGAGATAAACGTAATACTAACCCGTTGTCTCTAGCGTAATTTATAGCATTTTGTATAGGAATAACGTCATCAGCGACCCCGTTTCCAATAGCTCCGAAATGCTCGGGCAACACAAAACCACCAGCAATAGCGCTTTTTAAATCTGTTTGACTTGCTAATGTTCCCGAAATTCCACCCCATGTTGGCGCGCTACCGGTCGCGTCAGCCGATGGCACCCACGCAGTCCCTGTCCATTTCAAGACTTGACCCGTGGTAGCACCTGACTGAGTCAAATCAGCAGCACCATGGGTATGACTACTATTGGCCTTGCCATTCAGCGCCGTTTGGGTTGCTGTACTGATAGGTTTGTTGGCATCACTGGTATTGTCCACATTGGAAAGACCAACCGCCGATTTGTCCAATGTCTGAAACGTTTTGTCACCACGCCAATATTGAGCCGTTGTGCCTGCGCTAATCGACGGTTCTTTGCCCGATAATGCACTACTTAAATCGGTTTGGCTTGCCAATGTACCCGAAATCCCGCCCCATGTTGGCGCACTACCAGTCGCGTCAGCCGATGGCACCCACGCAGTCCCTGTCCATTTCAAGACTTGACCCGTGGTAGCACCTGACTGAGTCAAATCCGCAGCACCATGGGTATGACTACTATTGGCCTTGCCATTCAGCGCCGTTTGAGTCGCGGTGCTAATAGGTTTGTTGGCATCACTGGTATTGTCCACATTGGAAAGGCCAATAGCCGATTTGTCCAATGTCTGAAACGTTTTGTCACCACGCCAATATTGAGCCGTTGTGCCTACGGTAATTGTCGGTTCTTTGCCCGATAATGCACTACTTAAATCAGTTTGGCTGGCCAATGTGCCCGAAATCCCGCCCCATGTTGGCGCGCTACCGGTCGCGTCAGCCGATGGCACCCACGCAGTCCCTGTCCATTTTAGCACTTGACCCGTGGTAGCACCTGACTGAGTTAAATCAGCAGCACCATGGGTATGACTATTATTGGCCTTGCCATTCAGCGCCGTTTGGGTTGCTGTGCTGATGGGTTTGTTTGCATCACTGGTATTGTCCACATTGGAAAGGCCAACAGCCGATTTGTCCAATGTCTGAAACGTTTTGTCACCACGCCAATATTGAGCCGTTGTGCCTACGGTAATTGTCGGTTCTTTGCCCGATAATGCACTACTTAAATCGGTTTGGCTTGCCAATGTACCCGAAATCCCGCCCCACGTTGGAGGTCCTCCGGTCGCGTCAGCCGATGGGCCCCACGCCGTGCCGTTCCATTTTAGGACTTGACCCGTAGTAGCCGAACCAGCCGCTATTTTACTTAAACCAATACTTTGTGCAGGCAAATTATTTGGGTCTGCATAGTTGCTAACCAATTTAATTGCTTGACGGATACGCAAAGCAGTTATTTTCTGCGTCGTATTGCTTGGTAAAAGGGTATCAATTTGCTCATCAATCTGTTGCCGCAACTGTGCGGTTATATCAAAGCAAAATGCAAGCAAAAAGAATAATATTGAAAATTTTAGTTTGGATTTCATCTTAAAAAAACTCTTCATTGTTAAACTCATTTTCATCAAATTCAATCATCTGCGGTTCTATCGGCGAATTGCCACCACCGCCACCGCCACTACCCACAAAAGCAATCGGTTTTACGTCCATTTCAGGCACTTTTGTAGTCACTTCAACGGTATCAGGCGACTGTCTAAAAAATAGCCAAATAAGAAGGGACACGAAAAATATCAGCAACAATAAGATGATGATAATTAGTGGCCACTTTTTATATTCCTTCTTTTTAGCCATGGTTAATCGACTCTAAAAGCATGAGTATTGAGACCCTCAGCGGTGTATTCGTAAGAGGTGCCACCTATGGTTGCTCGGTACTGAATTGGTTCGTAAGCCTCCGCGAATGGGTGCTGAAACAGAACAACGCGTTTATTGTTGCTCGGCTTTGTCCACACTTTCAAGACTGGCTGTTTATATTTCCACGAACGGGCAAATTCGGATAAATCCGAAATAGCACCAACAGTAGTCCAGTTACTTGCTCCATCACGTTTGAACTCAAAACTTGGGCAACTTCCCGTTTGTGTTCCGTCTAAAATATCTTGATGCAAGCCAAAACGGTTTAGCCCTTGCATGATGCCATTAAAACCAATGGCTTCGTCCCCGTAATAATCCAATCCTGACGTTGGACATGGTGGATTATCATTCCCATCGTAATTGACTAGGTCAAATCCAAGTACAGACGATTGACACGCATTATTCCAATTGCGTTTTGCGTAGCGTAGAATATCCTGCGGGTCTTCTGAGTTGGGAAGAATCCACGCGTGAAGCCGCGCCACGTTTGGTACACAAGCCGCCCAAAAAGTATTATCCGCAATCAAATTGGTTGGATATGTCAGACGATTATCCAACATTCGTACATATCCTTGCGGGTTTGTACTGTTATCAAGGGCTTTGGGTTTGTAACGGCTTTGCTGATAATTTAAGCGTTCTTGGTCTTCACGTGGCCAAATAATGTACAAAACGGCTTTTGTGGGGTCTTTTGCCAAATTTCTATTAATACCACACAATGATGATAAGTAGCTCGGAATAGGCCCAAAATTAACGTTTGAAGCGTAAGTACTACCCCCTGCATTATCAGGTTTGTAGGTAATTGATGAGTACCCCCAACCACATTTTGCAATTGAACTTCCGTCCTGAAAATTTGAGGCCAGGTTAGGGTTTGCGTAGTAGGCTATATAATCATCAACTGATACAGTTGGTCCGTTTTGCCAAACGCCGTTGTTTGTCATCAAGCCCAAAGATTTGCCATTAAACGTAAAGCCTTTTGCTTGAAACCAGTCAAGGAATTTTTTAAAAAAATTACCCGATTGAGTGAGCTGTTTTACCTTTTGACTTATGTAGCTGATTTTGTCAGGATGTTGGAAAGAAACCCAAACCCAATCGTCTCCAACAGTATCGTAAGGGATGTAATTATTATCGTGAGGCTCATAATCAGCCACGATAAACTCACCCGACATTCCTGCAATGTTCGTGGCAATTTGGTCAAGTTCGGCATTACTCAGCGTATGCAACCCATTCGGAGCCGATTTGCCTAACGTACCAATTACAAGGTTTTTGATGGCTTCTTCATACAACCAAGTGAGACGTTTTGACGCGTCAGTATTATATCCGATTCGCGCACGTTGTGCATCGTTTCGTTGTGCCGTCGCATAGGGCTTGTCGAAAAATTTTGTGGTAAGATTGACCGTGGCTAAGTCATCATAAGCAGCTAATTTCCCAACTGCTTGATTATTTTTCCACAAACATTGATTTGCACGGGGAATTATTGTTACGGGCATAATTATTAGCTATTGATGTTTTGATTTGATGCAGTTCTTACCCAAAATTCGAGTCTAGCACCCTGCTTATTATAAGAGAGTTCACCATGGAAAAGACTGTTTTCAGCGACATTGATATTCCCAAATGCAGGGTCAACCAAGAACTTGATAACTTGACAATGTCGCATAGCTGGTATGGGGCGGGGACTAAGAATAGACCCATTCCAAGATGTACCATCAAAATACTGACTCCCATCTTTCCAGTAGAAAGCCACCATTCCCATGTTTTCGCCCACGTCTTCTAATTTGATTCGAGCGCTATTGAACGGTTTGGTGTATCGGAGCATAAGGATTCTATCCGCAAGGTCTGGATATTCCACCGCTTGCCCATTGAACGTTTTCTTTGGTTCGTATTCTCTACATACCATTTCGGGTGTGAAGAAGGAAACGGTAGTTACTACGCCACTTTTTTCAATCTCCCACGTGAGGGTTTGCCCTGCCAAATCCTGTTGATTATAAAAGCGGTTGATTGTACATTCGACGTAACTTCCATAGTTGGCGTTGTTGGCCGTTCCCACTGAAGTAGCGCCTAATTTGGCGGTGATGTTATAAGCACCAGAACCACCAACGAGTTTGAAACGTCCTGTGATTTGCGTTGGACTTACAATCATTTCGACATTTGCGTTCGGGTCTGATGGCTCTACCCATCCCGAAATATCGCCCGTAGCCTGGTTATTACCTGGGCTACCACCACCCGTTCCAACGGCAAAATCATCCGCATTTAGGGAGAAACTAGACGTGTGGGTATAAGTGGTACCCGAAACAACTACAGAAACCATTACTTGATACGTTCCCTGCGTGGTGATACCTTCGTTGGATGGTGTGAAAGTACAGAACGGCACCGTGCTTGTGTTCAACCCTGAAACGGTTCGGCTGCTGATGGTTGTGCCACTGCCGTTTTTGAATGTCAATACATAATCACGAGTGCCACGAATAGACTCATGCAAGGAGATTCGTTGCGTGAATGGCCACCACTGAGGATCACGGCCAACGGACGTAAGCAACGCATAACCCGACGGTAAATCTTGGGTAGCAATCGTAAATGACGCGTCTGCACTGTAGGTTACACCTCCAACAACTGTACTTACTGTAATTTTGTAATTACCAACCGCGCTTATTAAGTCGTTGAATGGGACAAATGTTAAGAACGGAGTTAAAAAACTATTGTGGTTTGAAACCGTTCGGCGGCTGATTTCGGTGCCAGAATCCGTTTTGAAGATAATTGTAAAATTTCGTATTGCACCCTGACTTTCGTTAAGTGAAATTCGCCACGTATGTGGCCACCATTCAGGGTCACGCGCAACTGATATTCCGAAAGAATACCCACTTCCATTTCCACCGCCGCCGCCGCCACCGCCACCACCGAAACTAATTGGGGCCACAATGGCAGGCAATGATTCGGGCAATTCGAGCCTTTCACCGATTTCAGCTCGTTGTTTTTTTGCCTCATTAAAGAACCAAATCGTAATACCTAGTATCACGATAAATAGGAAAAGAATAAGGATTGTTTTTTTTCTCATGGCTATTGGTACAAAGTTGAATAAGCATCAACAGGTTGTGCCCCTGCTTTTTGGAGGAGCTTAAACAAAGCCCCTGGGTGGATTAATTCTTTTGGATAACTTGGCAAATGATATATTCCATAATTTTTGGCCGCGATGTAACACAGCTCTGAGCAAAACCAACTTTCTCTGACGCCGATGGGAACTGGCAATACCATTCGTACAATATCACCGTAATCATACGGTTTCCCAATTTCTGCCATGACCCACGAATGAAACTTGGAGGGTTCGGCTGTCGGCACATACAGAAAATCCCAATTACTACTTCTTTGTAAAACCTCTTTTGCTGGTTTGAGGCTTACCCCTTTTCCATCCGTTCGAGCTGACAACGCCAATCCGTGTGGTTCAATGAATAACTCACAATGCGTGTAAGGCGTTTGGGTGAACCATTGGGTTATTTTGCCCTTTACACGTTCGTGTTCACCGTTATGACAAAATCCAATAATCATCTTTACGAAAGGGTTTCCATCATACCGTTTGCCCCTGCCATTTTTTTGATGTAGTTACGCGGCTCTTTTGGTAATTGAGCAATCAATGTATCAGTCATGGCTTTTGGGATTTTGTAATAATAGCCTTGATTGTAACGAACAATGACACGGTCTAATCTCACCAATTCTCCGTCGGAAGTTCGTTCAATTTCTTCGTCAATTAATTGACTAGCATACATTGCTGAGACCAATAAATTGAACTCAACATTTTTAAGGTCGTTGTTATTGACGATTGAATATCCCAAATCAATCGGTTGATTCCCTGCTTTTTTTGGGTCAACATCTGAGGCGAACAACAGATCAATTCTTTTTCCAAGCTGCTTCCGTAGCACTTCAATTTCTTCGTTACTCAAGCGTTTTTTTTTCTTTTCCCGAATGATTACGTCTGAGGCTGTGTCGGTATTGATTTGCCCAAGCCCAACAAAACCAAATGGGTTGACGAATTGCGGGTCAAGCTTTGCATTTTCAATGAGAATTATTCCTTGAAAAACAGTCAACGGAATATTAGCCAAGGCGACGGCTTGTTTCACCAAAGAACCATAGCGATTCATTAAATCCGTCCGAATGTTTTTGAACGCCTCAGCTTCTTTCGGCTCATAAAAACCGTAGTTTGTGTATCGTCGTTTGATAATTACCTCAGCCATTTTTACACAAGTTTGAAGGTGCGATTTTGTTTTCTTTGGAGCGGGTACAAGTTTCGGTAGTAATACAATGCTGCCGACGCTATACCCACCACTAGGGCTAGAATTGAAAAGGTGAAAAATGGTTTTTTCATGGTTTTTTCATCAAATGTTCTCGAATCGTGAAAGAGTTAGCAATTATTGCCAACACGCCAGATACAATCACAACAATTCCCGCTACGACCGAAATAACCCCTGCTTTTTTACGCATAGAAGTACTGTTTAATATTCGTTTTGGTGAGTATTAAGTAAGTCACCACACTTAGCACAACTGCTACAATGGCATACCCTACCCGATTGCTTTTTTTTTTGACTCATAATTTTGAGCCTCTTTCGGAAGTTGTGAGATCAACCAACCTTCAATGTCACTTATGGTAATCACTCCGTTTCGATTAATATCGAGTCCTGCGTTTTGGTTGTAAATTGTTGAACCACTTTTGGCAATGACATAATTACTAGCTTTTCCTATTGCTGCTGGATAAAAAACAGCCAAGTAAATATAAATTAAACGCTTCATTTTGGATTTATAAGGCCGTAAATAGAGCTCAACATAATCAAGTTGTTCTACGTTGGACATTGCGGCCAATGCTTCTGTCGTAGTACCTAAGGAACGTGCCGTTGACGGCATGAACTGAATAAGCCCCGTAGCGCCTGACTGGCTATTGACTGCACGATGATTGAGTTTACTTTCTTTGTACATCACAATCATCAATTCGTTGGGGTCAATGCCCAGGCTCGACGCTACTTGGCTTACTTTTGCTCCAAAGGCCGCTTGATTCTCTTTTACGTATGAAAGGAGGATGAGCATTATCGTGCTTTTTTAGAATAGGTATAAGCTAGGGCCATAACTCCACCAGCGAGTAAACCCGCAATAGCAAAACCTGCTATCAGATAGCCACCAGTCGTTGCCAGCGTTTTTTGTTCTACACCGACATTTAAAGGAATCCCCTCTTTGGTCAGTTTGTCGATGTTGGTAAGGATTTGAGTAATATCCATGACAGAATAATTTAAGTCGTTGTTTTTCCTGCGCCAATGGCTCTGAGTCGTGCCAAAATTTTGTCTCTCCACGCTCCTTCGGTGCCCCACCAATCGTTTTCGATTTCGGTGTATAGGTTATCATTTTTCAATGGCACGTATCGGTTGTTATAGATATTATTCAACAACCGCAATTCATAATCTGTGAGCGTCAACAATTTCTTGATAAGCTCAACTTTGTCGTAGGTAGAACCTGGCAACAGCGAAATGTCATCAAAATACGTTTTACAGTCGGAGATAAATTCTTCTAATTGCTCCCGTGTAATGGTGTTGATTTCATCTTTGTTGCTCGGCAAATCCACCTGATCTAGTTTGGCCGTTTGAAGTGCCGATTTTCGCCCAAAGAAATAGACGATGACCAAAAATACTAGGGCCAATACAATGTACTGAAACGGTCTGCTTTTGAACGCTTGAACGTACCACTGGTTAGTCTTGGAATTTGATAGCATAGCGAACCAGCATTAAAAGAGTGACACATGAAAGAAAGATGATGCCTGGCAATAAGAATTGCTTATAGTCCCGTGTTTCTACGAGCGACATTTCTACTGTTGTTGGTATTTCGGCTCCTGTATTGGTGCCCTGCGATGTTACCACATTGCTTCGAGTGAGATAATCCCCGCTAATCCAGCCGTAACCACCGCCATTGAGCGAAAGAAATACGAATCCGTTTTCTGCGTATCCGTCCGATTTCCCAGCCAACGTTCCACCGTTTAATTTTTTCAATACCCCTGCCGTAAGGCTAGGTGCATTGCGAACGTTTACCCCTGTACGTCCGTTTTGGATATAGTACGCGTATGGCGCTTGCCACTGAACCAATTTGTCAGATAAAATCCAGCCGTATTGGTTCCCGCTGATAGGATTACGTAGTCGAATTTGCGTCCACTCACCCACCGATTGCGCGAAACTCCCTACATAGGAAGATGGTTTCAATGTCCCGATAGCTTTGCCATTTGCTGACCCGTACACCTTAAATGCTCCGTTCGGCGTATTGGTGCTATCTGCTTTAGTTTTGAGGATTGCCCCTCCGATGAAAGCTGCCATATTATTTTGAAAGGGTTTTGTACAATACTGCCAAGGCAGTAACGCTACCAAGAATAACTACCACCCATAGGCCATACTTTAGCCATGTGGGAAATGAACTCTGAGATGTGGCTACTGCCTCTTTTTTCACGACAAATACTCGTTTCCCGTTCATTTCGTCACCAGTCGGAATCGCATCAGGATACTCATAAGCAGTGCCTGGCAATTTATTTCCATTTTCGTCGTACACGATGGTATCATTTGTATCTACGTCTTCTGAGATTATATCAATGTCAGAAAACGGCACATAGACGATATTGACATCATACTCGGCATCTGGAACCATCACGTATTTTGTAAGGATAACTTCAACGTAATTTACGCCGTCGCCACCTTGGTCAATTTGTGCTTTTGAGATTGTCCCAACTACTTCGCCTGCTTTAAAATACTTTACAATATTAGCATTGATTGTGTCAGGAAAATCGTAGGCAATCGTTTGCGGCACGTCTGCTTTTACACGCACCTTTTTTCCAACTGTTAGTGCCATTTTAGGTCGTTCTTTTTATAAGTTGATAGCCTCCTATTCCGACAACTGCAACACCTAAGACAATCACCCCTGCTTTTGCCCATGTCGGAATGATCGTAGTAGTTTGTTCGGGTTGTTTAACCAAGCTTGCTGCATTTTTTTCAATAGGAGTAGTTGTTTTGGCTAAGTTCCGTTTTTCGACAATTGAAAGCTTTTCATAGTCATCTATTGAAACTTTGTACCCGTTCGCAAATGTCATCATGATAATTCCGTCGCGATTAGGTGACACATCTACCGCTTTGTACTGTGTTTCGATCGTATCGTAAGCTTCGGACAAACGTTCATCTAACGTTTTTTGCTCAATAACACTGGCCCCTGATTCGGTGTAAAACAATTGGTCTTCAAGTCGAAACCAAGCGTTAACATTTACCCGTACTGAATCAAATGCCCGTTTTTTCCAACGACGCGTAGTTACTTCAATCCACGTTCCAGTTGTTGACGTAACAGTTTGCCCAGTTGTTGTACCAACTTGCTGTTTTGTAATCCACGGGTTGTATTTGTGCTTTACATCAGTAGCAAACAAAACTTGCTCAGATAACGGATTTGGCTCAATAAACAATTTTAATCCCGTGATGGCATAGATAACGGTATTAGGCGCAGGTATCGAAAGCATGATTGATATGCGATAAAAAAAAACCGCTCCTACCCGAACAAAAGCGCGGTTCGGAGCGGCTTTTAAGAACTATCTAACTAATTGACAAAAAATCTACTTGGTGACCAACTTGTAAATCAGTACACCCAACCCAACTACACCCGATACAATCAGCACAACTTTTACGACGCTCATTGCCGTGCTAGTTGTGGTGGTAGGCGCATCAGGCGCGGCACTTGCACCCAAGAATTGCGAGTTTGCTGAAACCAAAGACGATTTCAACAAGTCGGTCAATTCCTGTTGCTGCTTTGCAGGGTCGATTGGTTCGTAGTACGGCTTTACCTTGCCGTTTGCATCCATCGTGAATGGAATCAAAAAGCTGTTTGGCGTTGCAGGAATGGGGCCTCCCGTGGTATAGCCAAGCGCTTGCAATTCTGCCGTACTGGCCACGTAGTCAAGCCAAGCTTGCATATTGGTGTACGTTTTCGACACATCTGGAGCGGCATTATCGGAGGCCGTTGGCGGCGCGGTTTCCGCGTACATACGAAGCGACTCACGCCCTACGAGTGTCCAATCTCCAGAACCTAATTTACGTTCAACCGCAAAACGGTCGTTGCGTCCAATTTTACGCGCACGCAATGTAACTACTTGGGTACCGCTTCCACTGCCTAAGTTAAACCATAACCAAGTACCAAGACTTGAGCCATCTTTGAGTTGTGCATCAGCCACGAAATCATCCGGGGCCGTGTGGTTAGTTTGAAATGCCATTTTATTTGTAAGCTGTTAATAGGTGAAAAGTTGAAGGGTCTGTTTAAGAGAAAAACTTTTTAACCCTTGAAAGGAATGATGATGATGTTTTTTTCTTTTGAGCGGCTGCAATTTGCGCCTGTCTCAAGTTGTTGAGAGCCAACGACGCTTTCAGGTTTGTCGTAAGGGCTTCGATTTGTTCTTGGGCAGTCATATTGTTAAGAATTGCGTTTAAGAAAGTACACGAGTAAAATAATGATGGATAGAAATGCAACCACCGCCGAAACCATTTGCAAAACTTTCCGTTTCTGTTCGATTTGGGCTTTTTGCACTTCCAAAGCTGCTTCCGTTTGATTTGCTTCCGACACCGCGGCTAAATAGGCGGCATCCGATTGAATTACGGCCAATTGAGTTGCTTCTTTTGCTTGAGAAAGACCCGTTTTGGCTTCAGATTTTAGCTGTTGGTTATTGGCAATACCAGTGTATAACTGAAGGCCAATGTTTAGCGCGGCAAGGGCTATCGGAATCCACATAAGTTAGTCTCGAATCCAAGTGACCACCGCTATTACCACCCCAATCACGACAATTCCTGCCAATCCGTAGCCCAGGTATAACTTCAAATTATCGGCGTTTACTTGGGCAATGGCCGCGTCTCGACTTGCATTTAACTTAGCCAATTCGGTGTCCAATTCGGCTTTGGTTTTGGTTTGGTCGTTGAGTAGCTTTTGAAGTTCTATTTTATAGGTGCCTTCAATTTGCTTTCCTCGATTTTGTACCAATCCAACTCCGATGTCGCCTACATCTCCGATGAGATTGCCGCCCGCTGTGGCACTACTCCCAGTACTAAACAGCGTTGAAAAAAATGAGGTTTGGGCCATGTTAACGATTTCGGATAATATAGACAACGACGCCAGCGGCAACTACCAACGAGACTCCAACGATGATGAAAACATTGCGTTTTTTCTTTTTGGCCTCCGCATCAGCTTTTGCTTTGGCCTCTGCCTCGGCCTCGGCTGCTTGAATAGCCGCGATGGCAGTGGCTTCATCTTGACGGTTGGTCAGTGGACTTTTCGAACTGTTGATTAGAATTTGAATCACAATCAACAATATTTCCTGACCTTTTTGCAATAGCACGTTTTCCAATTGTGCTTTCGTTGTGGGGCTGATTGAGTTTGGGTCAAGCCCCTGTTGTTTCAAAGCTGCTTCCAGTGTCATGTTCGGCTACTGTTTTTAGCTGAACAATCTTCCCATCAAGCTTTGTTTCTTGGGGGTTTTGGTTTTCTTCCGCTTTGTTTTCGTCGCTGATTTCGTCGATTTCTTGGCGGTCGATTTGCGGCTTTTTGATTTCGACGTGCTTTTCTTTTTCGTAAAGCGGCCTTTGCTGTCTCGTTTGGGTGTCGTTGCCATTGTAGGAAACTTTTTGTTTACGGTTGATAAAATAGGTAACTGCATACAAGGCCCCACCCGCCAAAAGGCAGGCAGCAAAACAAGCCGCGAACGTGAAAGCAACTTGTGTCCAGTTGACCCGAACAAAACTTGGTTTAGTAACTTGATACTCCATGTGATTTTGGTGATTTGGTGATTGAATTACATGATCGAGTCGTTTTGGTTTGTTTTTTGTGTTGAACCCTTGCGGTGTTTAACTTGCCACTCACAAGGGTCAACACCAAAATCATGAGCTAAAGTAGTGGGTAAAAATCGGGCTGTTTTTGCGATTTCGGTCTTTGGCACTCTTTGTGGCTTTTTACCCGATTTTCTCCGCGTTTTCCCCGTGTTTTCCCCGAATTTCCGCATACGATAACGGCAAAAAAAAAGCCCAAATCCAACGGATAAGGGCTTTTTGCTCACGCTATTTTTTAGTATTAAATTTGTTCTTTAAAATCGGCACATCCCCAGCGTTTTCGCAAATAGTTGACCACTGAGGGCGGTAATACGCGGCGCATCGTAAAGGGATTGTATCCAGCTTTGACCATTCCTAAGAGTGTGGTTTGGTCAATCCAAGAAACCAACGTATCAGAAGTAATACCAAACTCCTCCGCGAGTTCGGCCAAACTGCCAGCACGTTCATTTTTTACCTTGCGAGCCATTACCCAATTCGATTTTCTTCTTTATAGATGATTCTGTACGCGTATTTGTTACGATTTCGCTGATTTTCTTTCAATACTAGCCCCAATGCTTGCTTCACCGTTGGCCGAATGGTGTAGGGGATTTTCGGCGGCAAATCATTTGGGTCATCAATCGTTTCCCTGACCAAATAGATTTCACAGTGTTTCAGGATAAACGGGCCAACGTCCGAAAACGAATGCACATTAAACACGTAATCATTACACGAATTTCGGCTATTCAGAATAATCCCTTTGATGATAGGGTGAAAATTTCCTTCAACATAGGTAGTAAAATCTTCAAAGAATACCACGGCATTACGAACATACTTGGAAACCATCGTGCAAAACTCCAAGATTTCAGGGAATACCTGTAAACTCTCATAGGGACGGTACACAAAGTATTTTTTCCCTGGCAATGAATGGATTTTGGGCAATTCATTGAGGCTGATTCGTCTAAAATTGTCGAATGAAGGATGGCAACCAAGATCGAGTACGACAACTGGTTTGCCTTGTTTCTCGACAAATTCAACCATCATTTGCAACGACGCGGTGGTTTTGCCCGTTCTTTTCATCCCTACATGAAGGATTGCCGCCGAATCTCGTAATTCGTTCATGGTTATCGTTGCGCCCTACGACGCGTAAACATGGTGATTAGCTCAAAAGCACTGGTTAATTGTCGAGTAAGCATAAGTTTGAACATGGTTCCCCATACACTATCATCTCCAATCTCATTTTTTCGGTTTTTACGCTCCAAATCAGCCTTTATGGCTTTGAATAACAACTTTGCTTCAGCATCCTCTAACTCGTGTTCCGCTTCGATGTTTTCTAATGTTTCATCAAACTGTTTGCCTTTCAGCCAGATTTCTTTAACGGCAGGGTCAGACTCATAGACATTTACCACGCCGTCCGTGCCCAAATTACTTTTTAGCTCCAAATACGCGGCGTATTCGCCTTTTTTTAAGGTCATCGAAACTTTTACGCATTCAATTAGAGCATTTACCAACAAAATTACCGCCCCGTAGGTACGCGTTTGTACCTCGGCACGTGCCCGAATTTCATCCGCCGTCAATCGCTCGGGTTCTGGCGTCGCCGTATTGGCACCAAAAACACTCGAAAGCAACGAATTGGGTTGTGTCGGTGCGGTTTGCTCCGTTACTTCGGGTTCGGGCGGTGGTGGTGGCTCTGGCGGAGCGACGGTTCGCGGTGGCGTAGATAAGAAACTAGACAGCGGAGAACCCTCAAACGGATTATTGGGCGCTTGAAACATTGTTGTCATTGATTAACGGTTGCAAAAACGACTCCAGTTCGGGCAAAAGCGTATCAAGGATACGCGACATTTCAGGGTCGCGCCGTGAGTACGCTACGTAAGTGGGCAACAATGGCCCCAAGTACTTGAGTCCAACACCAATATCAATTGGCAGTTCACGCCCTTTGGGAAATAACTTTTTGAGCGTTTTCACGGATTTTTGAACGATAATGTATCCCATGTGGGTCGTGATTTCGTCGGGCAAATACCGTTCATTTGCCAAAAGGCCGTCAATTACGCTGCTGATGGTGAAGTTTTTGAAATCAGTTTGGAACTGGTTGTTTTCATCTATCCATAAGGCACCAATGGAATGCAAATAGGAAATGACACCGTAATTAATCTTTCGGGTGAAATCTGCCCAATCTTCCACCGATTTTTGGATGTTTTCCCAATAAGCCTCGAACGTTTCGGGTTCGGTCTCAAAATAAGTACTAACGACGCCTAAAAACTCATCTTTGTCGTCCGTTTCGATAATTGCTAGTTTCTTCATTTTCGTGTTGTTTTCGCGGTGTTTTCGCGTTTTATTCGGCGATTTGGGGAAGTATTTGTCGGAAGTACTCAATTACCAATGTTTCGTAGTATTCAGCGGTGTAATAACCGCTCTCTGCGATTGTTCGGGACGCTTCTTTTACGGCCATTTCGAGCGCTTTCAATTCTTTCACGCTTGTTTTCGGCATTTCACTAGGTTGCGCGGTGTTTTCGCTAGGTAAACGTAGGAGTAGATTTTCCTGCGTAAGCCTCTCGTTTTCGGTGCGTAATGCCTCAATTTCGGCATCATAATTCCCGATTTTCTTATGGTTTTTGAGCACATAGCGGCAATACATCGCCGTTTCAATCATTTCGCCGCGATTTTGCCGCGATTTCACCTCATTTTCGAGGTCAACAATGGTTGAAATAGGCAGGCGTAAGGGGAATTGTTTGGTAACCTCTTGCTCGGTGGTTGGTTGCTCGGCGGTTTCTTGGGGTAATTCGTGAGAAATTGCCGTGTTTTGAGCGTGTAAATCGGAAGCTGGAGTATTAATGTCGACCATGACTTTCGGTGTTTTTTCTACCGAAATTCAATGGTTTTTGAAAATTCCTCAAAATGGTGGGAGAAAGTAGGGCAAATGTTACACGATTGTTGAAAAACGCGTTGTTATCACTGTGTTTTTGCCCACAAATAAAACTCATGGTGTTGGGTGATGATTTCCACCAAGAAAAAGTATTCGTCGTAACAAAGAAGCAATCGACGTTCCATCAAACGTTGAAAGGTTGTGTCTGATTCTGAATAGTTGTATTTTTGATTGAACTCCCTACGAACTCTATTTTTGGTACGCTGATTGAGTACGCGGAACATTTCAATCAATTCGACAATTGAAGGAGTAGGTTTTGGGGTTTGTGGTTGATAGGTGCTCATGTTTTTGAAAAGTAACGCGGCTGAGATTCCGCGTTTTTTTTTATCGTCTGTGTCTGAGGGATTCGGCTTAAAGGCTACGCCCGTAGGAGATTTAGGCATTTATTTACACGTCTCATCTAAAAGCCATCACTCCGCCATTTATGAATTAAAAATACAAAAAAATCAGATTTCCCACAACAAAAAAGCCCTCGTTTTGAGGGCTTTTTGCTTAAATTTTGTCTTTGATTTGTTTGCAAAATCTTCTGAATAGTGGGGCTACTTTTTCAAGTTCTTTATCAGTCGGATAAATTCGTTCGTCGTATTTTCCCTGAGCCAAAAGACGATTTGTAATACCTTGCCTTTGTAACTCCCAAGATACCCAGGCTTCAAACCATCTTGCAAACATCTCGTTACGTCTTAGGTAGTATTCGCCCATGTCGTCAAGTCGACCAACAAGTTCAAAAAGACGTTTGTAATAATTAGAAAGCGTTTTGTTTGGTTCTCGCCAAATGATAGCTTCTAAAATATCATCGGCGGTTTTTCTGATTTCACCACCGACGTTTAATCGGTCTTTTGTAGTAATTCTACCTCCAGTGACGGCAAAATAGGCGTTTGACTTATCAAGAAACTCACCTGCAAAGTAATCAAGGTAATGCCCATATTCATGAGCAAAGGCTCCCATTCCTCCCGTGGCGATAAAACGGGCCATTTTACTACTGCTTGAATCGTCTTCATAGCGGGTAATATTGATAATTTTCCACGAAGGTTCGTAATGAGCCGCCGCGCGACCTTTTCCACGTGCTCCGAAGGCGACCGCTAAGTAGCCAAATCCAATGTTATAATTGAACCCTACGACTTTGTTCAAATCATAGCAACAAACAATCAAGCTGTTCACATAATTGTATCTATCTTCATTCGTAACCCAATTCCCAAAATTCAGGTCTCGGATACTGAACCGATTTTGAATAATTTCTACACTTGAATTTGCTTGCAAGGATTTAGGAAGGCTGAATTTCGGCCGAACGTACGAAAGGTAATCGGCAAATCCTTCACTTTTCCAAAACGCATCGGCACGACTTCCCAACGAAACATTGGTTGACGTGTCCACAATTTTACTACTTTTTACCACGGTTTTTAAAATGGTTTGATAGTTCAACTTCTGTTTTTCTTACGTCTCTTTTCTTAAAGAGTTTTGGGGAAGCATCGCCACCAATCACCCGTTCATTTTCAGGCAATTTGGCTTTTGTTGGAGTGAATCGTTTAGTTTGCATGGTTATTGTTGGTTTAAATGGTTGATTGTTGGTCAAAATATTGAATCATTTTTAGCACCAATTCAGCGACGTGTGGGTTGACTGCATCGCCGTAGGCTTCTATTTCGGCCTGAGCCAGTTTTGTGGAAATCCCTGTATCAACCGAAACAGCGTAGGCGTGGGCTTCTCGTAAAGAGTCACGGTCAAATATTCGGAAAGCTTTAGATTGAAGGTGGACTTTTTCCCTGATTTCTTCTCTACACACTTTAAAATACTGCTTATTGAAAACTTGCTGACCGTTATTCCGTCGGATTTGGTGGGGGTAGGCAACGACAAATATTCGTTCCCTCTCATCCGCGTAACCAATCGCTCTTTTGGATATAACTTCCCATTCTGCATTGTACCCGATTTGGGCAAAGGCCCTGAGAATGTCAAGTAATCCAAGGTTAACGAGATTTGGGGAGTTTTCCAGCACCACGTATCTTGGTCGATGTATGCAGATGATCCTGTAAAACTCCCACCAAAGACCGCTCCTTGCTCCTTCAAGTCCTTTTCCGTTTGGATTTGCCAAGCTAATATCTTGGCACGGGAAACCTCCTGTGAAAATGTCGGCATAGACGCCATTGGTTTTTCGTATGTCTCTGTCATTGATTGCGCCTTTAAATCGGTAACTAAGCCAGGTATTCCTAAAATCGTCAATTTCACAAGTGTAAACGGTTTGGATTCTACATTCCTCCGCAGCGAGCGAGAACCCGCCAATTCCTTCAAAAAATCCCGCGTGTGTCATAGCTTAACATTTTCTAGTTTTCTTTTTAAACGGGCAATTTTTTTCTCGTATCTACATACTTCAAGAAAATCATCAGACGGGAGACTGTTTTTATTTTCATCACTAACAGAATCAATACTATTGGCAAAAAAAATCAAGTCAATTGCTATGTAGTACTCATTGATTTTCTCAAAAATGTATGGAATTGAATGGATTGAAGTCATGTGAACAACTCATTTTGAGGTTTAACTTTTCTTTTTTCGATGGTTCGGAGTAGAATTAAGTCCCAATCGGCTGTTTTGAAGTCAATGCCTTTGTTTTTGTACATGGTAGTAACCAATCCGATAAATTCATCACGGGAGTAACCAGTGTCAAGACGGGCCACAAATTCATTTACAGCGTACAGTTTTACGGTACGTACATCAATCACTTCTACATCTTTTAAGAATTTTCCTTTTAAAAGGATTGACAATTTGTTTCCAACTCGGTACTTCCTTGCATTCTGCAGCCGAAATGTGGTGAAGGATGGGCAACTTAATTTATTATTCCAATTTTCGTTGAATGGCAATTGCTCAAATTCCGTAATCATGTCAGTAGTTAAGTTTGAAATTGGGGATTTCCGTAATTCCTGCGGTTTGACAGGCCAAGAACCAGGCTGGAATAAAATGATTCCATTCGGAGTTCATCCATTCTCTCGTTCTCAGACTGAGCCACCAATCTGACTCCGTTAGGCGGTCGGGATAGATTCTGAGCCGCCGTCGAAAGTTGATAATCTCGCCGTCGGGCATAACCTGCCAGTCTCCGTACTGCTGAACGGGTGTTTGTATATTTTTGTCGATATAAGGCACGGATTTTAAGCGGCATACAGGTTTTGAAAAACTGTTACGTAATGTGCCCGATACTCTTTGAACAGCTCAGGCGCAAATGTCTCCATATTGCTACGCTGTGGGTCTTTCAGGGGTATCACCTCCCCTTTCATCTCGACGAACAATGGCCCCGCCCGCTCGGATGCTTTTTTTATATCGTCTTCACTTACGACCTTCGTGCGCAGCGTGTCAAGGTATCGCAATGCCACATGGTTCAGAATGGGTTCGGGGTATTCAGGAGCTTCGTAATTGATGTGCTCCGTTACTCTACGCTTGACCGTTTTGGACGTTACGGTACCAAATATGTCCGTTGAAGTCACCGTCACGGGTTTGATGTGCGTCACCGCCGTTTGATAGGACACCATTTCGCACGTACGGCGGCTAATGACGCACTGGTAAGCCACGGGCTTCGTCTCGGGCGCTTTCAACGCCGCTGACGCTCCCCAAATTCTCCCCCTCATTCTACGCACTTGAAAAACAGGAGTGTAGGGAACTCGATTAGAATCACCCCACATTACTTCTTTCGATTCATCGGGCGTAGTTTCGATGAAGTATTTCCCAGATTCTTCCACCAACTTTTGGTTCTCGGCCAACTTTGGCTTCACTATTTCGGGCTTTTTGGTGAAGTACTTAGAAACGTAAGCGCTTAATTTCTTGATAGATTTCAACGAATGGATGTCCGTCGTATTCGGGTCTTTCCATTTTGCGGCTACACCCTTTTCGTAGGCTTCTTTTTGTCGTTTTCCTTCTATTTTTCTTGCCTCAGCTTTGGTTATTTTTCGGCCTTGGTTTTTGGCGGCTTTCATGTTGGCAATAACGCGTTGCTCAAGCATTTCAGGCCGTACAAAGAAGCCGTTTCGGTAGATGTACTTTTGCGTATCCGCGTAATCTTGCACGTAGCAATATGGGAATTTGTCAATGTGCTTGTTCCAAATTTGGCGCAAACGCAAAGCTGGTACCGCTCTGTCAAAGAGGACGTGAAAATGGATATTCCCGTTTTTTTGCGTTTCTGACACCCACAAATAGTTCTTGACCTTCCAATTCCGAATCATCTCGTTCATAAACGGGTGGAAACAGTCCTCTTTGATGTCTCGATCGTCGTGAATTTGTTTGCAAGGCAACGTGAGCGTCACAAAAGTTGGATAGACTTTTTCCGAAGGGAAGCTGGTGGGAAACGCCATACTTACATTCAACTCAATCGCGGTCAACCAATTTTCCAAAATTCCTTTGACATGGCGACGGGTCGCCTCGCTCATGTATCCGTTGTACCCCGTATCCATTTTGTTTTGGAGCAAATTGGCCTTGCTAGTGGCGCTTACTTCGTACCCCGTATCCATTTTGTTTTGGAGCAAATTGGCCTTGCTAGTGGCGCTTACTTCGTACTCCGTCGTTTTTACATACCGCTGAGTACTTACCACCGAATGCGGCTTAAATTTCGCAATGCGGGCAAAGTCCCACTTCAACGTTTTGCCAACGATTATGTCAAGGGATTTATCGCGTTTTTGAGGATTGAATGTCATGGTGATTTAGGAGTTGATTTTTAACAAAACCCCATTTGCAGCCGATTTAGGGGGTATTTTACGGGAACCGACGCTTAGATAAACCAATTTAGGCTTACGCCTGATTTATTTGGTCGGGAAGAATCTCAAGCACTTCTGTCTCCCAAAAGGTGACTAAGCAATCAAGAACGTCCTCGTACTTGGCTGGTGTATGAATCTGAATTTCTTTCTCCCCAGCAGAATACATGATTGCTGTCCCATCATTCTCGGGATTAGGCTCTATACGTGTGATATGAGCAATGTTTATGGTCGTATCCATGAGTTGGCCAGTGTTGGCGTTTTCTCGTAGTAATCTAATGAAGCTAGCCATTGATTTAGGTGTTTTGAAGTTTCTCGTTGGGAATCTCTTTTAATTTCTTTCGCGCCTTAAACGCTTTTTGATTGCAGGCGTTTGAGCAGTATTTACGCCACTGAATTAGCGGCGTAAATACTTTTTGGCATTGGGGGCAGACTTTGGCAGGCATACCTATGCGAGTTGTTTACCTTCTACGTTGCGTTTCTGACGGTCTGCCGTCCTCTTATTGAGCCACATTAGCGCTTCTTCTAACTTCGTAATGGCAACGGCATTTTCTTTGCATGGAAAAGCTCCCTGTAGAAAATACATTCGGTCAATAAGAACTGCAAGTACCTCCTCATTAGTGGTGCCGTCTGAAACAGTTCCAAGTTCGGGACTACTGCTGTTATATGGCTCTTTGTGGATAAACTGAATCATTTGAGCGAAATCGTCGCTTTTGTTTTCAATGTTTGGCACTAAGTATCTGTGCCCAGGTATCAAGCATTTCATGATAGTAATGGGATTTTGATTTGATGAAAAATTTAAAATGGAAGATTATCTCGTTTTGAGTTATCGGCCTCGAAAGCTTCGGAATGCTCAAAATCATTGTGAGTTTGAAATGATTCGTCAGTATCAGGACTGGCGCTGGAAGCAGAACGAAGCCTGACGGGAAGCCCGTGGAGACGGTAAAGCGTTTCGTTGGTTTTGGCCACCAATTCCTCGTAAAATTTCATTTGGGCGGTATCGTCCCATTTCTTTTTACCCTCGGCATCGGTTACTTCGACCATTTGGGGCCGTCCGTTTGGGTTTTCCATCGTGTAAGCAGACGGAATAGACGCCTTCCCTTGTTTCGTGAATAGTTGCGTTTTTCCTTTTTCGTTCTTGAAAACTTCCGTTCGGATGTAGTAATCAAGTTTGGTATTTGGAAGTCTCGAAAAGAAATCCTTTGCCTCCTTTGAGCGGTAATCTAATTGCAACACAAACTTGTCAATGCCGTCTTGAAACCATAAAAGCCATTGGCGGCCAAAGTCCGTTTCCTTGAGTTCAATATCATAGAGCATTCCTTCGATAGCTTTGAAATATTGCTCATGGACTTGGCGCCCATTGCGATTGATACGCGAAATTGTTTTGTTGTTTGGAGCCTCAAAACGTCGCGTAAGTTTTGAGTCATAAACGGTCAAAAAGACCGTAGAGTTGTCTTCGTGAAAAGCCATGATTTTGATTTTGGGATTAAAGGGACTCGAAATTTTGTAGTTCTAATTGAAGGATAACTTGTTTCGCCAACTGCCCAATCTCGCGTTTTCGGTCTGCGTTTTTGATTGTTTCAAGTTCGGCAGTGAGTCGGTTGTGTTCAGCCTCAAGGGCTATTACGTAGCGCTCTATGTGTTGAAGTAAGTATGTATTTCGCGGGTCATCGTTGAGCTTCGACATGGCCAATTCGTACATATCACCCAGGTTCATTGTCCAACTTTTTGAGTTGACTAGATTCCCATTCGTTAATACACTTTATCATAAAAAGATGAAATTCGGCTAAATGCTCCTCTTTTGAATTTGCTGAGTGATACATAATGGTAAAATCTTTACCAAACCGTTCCGCCGTTTCCTTAATGCGCTTCTCTTTGCCGATTTTAATCACATGACCGTCACATAATCCATTTTTCTTTAAATACTTAGCTTCCCATTCATTAACCATTTTGAGCATATAGGAATGAAAGTTGTCAATATGGTATTCTTCTGTTTTTCGCTTGTGATAACTGAGCCAAAGCCCTTGGCGGTACTGGTGAGCGGTTTCCTTGATTTTGTCAGTTTCGGAAAGCTCTGGTTTAGGTATCGGAATTATTTTCATTGGCTGTACTAGCTTTGGCACGGTGAAGAAATCTCAAGTTTCTGTTGGTCTCCTCGACAAACCCTTGAATAGCCCTTATCTGCATTTGAAGATTGTTCAGAATCTCATATTTGTTCTGAAAGCGGAGCCAAAACATCCATTTAGGGCGGTCATCAATACTATTGTACCTGGCTTCGAGTTCGGCCTTTTCAATGATTAAGCGTTGCTTTTCTCGTTGAAGGTATTTGATTCGTACATCAATGTTGGTCAT